GACAGCTTTGAACTTGAAGGCCAACCTCGCAAGTCCTACTTTTACAGGAACTGTCGGTGGTGTAACTAAAAGTATGGTCGGCCTTTCCAGTGTTGACAATACCGCTGATATGGCGAAGCCAGTATCTACGGCACAGCAGACAGCTTTGAACTTGAAGGCCAACCTTGCGAGTCCTATATTTACGGGGACTGTTGGTGGTATCACTAAAAGTATGGTCGGCCTCCCCCTTGCTGATAATACCGCTGACTCCAGCAAAACAGTGTTGGCCGCAGCGGCCTTAACTGGCAGAAATTGGGTAGAAATATACAATACATCAGTATCTATACCAAGTGGCCCAGCATCAGCAGCACAGATTGCTTTGGAGCCGCAGATAAATGAGGTCACTTACACATACAATGTACAAACAAGTTCTGTCCCAGTAATACAGTCATTCGCCCCCACTGGCAGCAGTTCTGGAGGAGCAGTTTGGGTGGAGACTGTCCCAGGTGGTACGGATAAGCTCCACATTGAAAACATGTCAGGTGTTACTAAGATATTTTACTATCGTGTATGGGCGTGGAAATAGTTATGAATATGACACTCAAAATGTGGTGTGTTTTAGCAATCTTGATATTACCACTCCAAGCCCAAGCTGCAGAATGGGACTGGAGTGGGATAGAAATAGTCCGAGAAGTAGCATCTACCGGCCTTACTATCGCTGATTGGGGCCAGACGAACGATATCCGTAATCACAACGGCATGATTGAACTTAACCCGATCCTGGGTCGTTCTCCTTCAAGAGGGGCGGTTAATACTTATTTTGGTACGGTGCTGGTTCTCCACCCGATCATCACCGCCCTGCTGCCGAGAACAGCAAGTGTATTCGGCATGGGGATTCAACCACGGGCCGCATGGCAGTATTTTTACCTTGGGGTGGAATGGACAGCAATCAGTTCCAACTACAAGGGCGGATTGAGAATGTCCTTTTAGGTAAAGTTCCAAAATCAACTGGGATTGGTGTCTATCATGCTTAATAGATTAAAATCAGCACTACCATTATCTTGGTTTCAGGACGATACGCCCATAATAGATGCCGTATTGTCTGGGTTTGCGTGGTGCCTGTCGTTGGTTTATGATAATATCACCGATGCCTCGTACCAAACCAGAATCATGACCGCCACTGGTGGCTTTTTGGATATGATCTCTGGTGACTTCTTTGGAGGTGTACTACCCAGAAATGGCACAGAGACTGATAGTGACTTTTCATTGAGAATAAGACACAACCTCCTGATCGAAAAAGGTACTTTTAACGCCGTATACAATGCCGCATATGATGTCCTGGCTGCTGAGGGTGTTACTGTAGAAATGTTTGAATATATGGGCACCAATATATCAAACATATTGTCGGAGGACGGCAATAATCTAGTTACTGAGGATGACAACAATATCATATTGGAGTCCCGCATAGTCATAATGGATTCATTTGCCATTGGTATAGACGATATAGATACCGATATCAGGTATAATACACCACTGCAGCCCTTTGAGGCCATTATAGAAGTCACAGGTATGGGCTCACTACCAACTGCGAAAAAAGAACTGTTAATAGACTTAATATCCAAAGCAAAGCCAATAGGCACCGTGGTATGGGTATCTTGGCAACCTGGGTCATACAGCACTATTGCCTGTGTAACAGGAGGAGCAGCACAGTTCTTGGTAATTGATGGTCTGTTATCTATTACATCTGCTGATTCACCACCCACAGGGACTACTATTAAAGCTAGCACAGGGGAAATAATACAACTCATAATTGATGAGGATGAGGTGATACAGTTTGATGTAATTTTGGGGGCAACTTCTTGGGATGTTGAAACAATAGTTTGTGTGACAGGGGAATCAATACAAATCAAGGTGTTGGAAGACAATACATTTGACTGGGATGAAATTTAAGGAGGATTTGTGAAAAAATTAGTATTTGTAACTATGTGCCTGATGGCTGTCACAGTAGGTTCATATGCCACAACAATTCGTACTGATGCTGGGAAGATTATGGGCAAAAAAGTACACACCCCTACTGTGACAGGTAAGACTGCGGTGTTTGATTCATCAAGCACAGTGACTTTCAGTGGTACGCTTCCAGTTGATCTGATGTGCCCAGATGGGCACGTCATCAAATCTTACTCTTCTGGAGTGTTCAGCTGTATCAGTTCAAGCATAGGCGGCGGCGCATGGGGCAGTATCACCGGGGCACTTGCCGATCAGGCCGACTTAAACGATGCCCTTGATGCCAAACAGGACTATATCGGCTATGTCCCTGCCGGGATGCTAACCTTCAATGCTTACACCAGCGTTGATCGATTGCCGCAGTCCACGTTCATCGACTATACATCGACGAGACCGGCCCCTACTGGTGCCACAACAAACCGGCAGTTGTTGTATAACAACAATGGCTCTATTGGTGGATTTGCCAACTACTCAAACGGCTTTATTGGCTTGGGAAAAACTCCAACTGTGCCTATTGATATTGTTACCACAGCAGTTAATCCAATAACCGTCCAGCGAACAACATCAGGCACTAATTATTTGGGTTCTTTGTTCAAAGCAGAATTTAAAACCAGTGGGCAGATGGCTGATGGCTTTGGTGCTCAAACCAGTTTTAGCACACAGGATGCTGACGGTGTTTCCAACCTCATGGGTGCAATCGCAGGTGTACGTGCTGGTGATGACAGCAGTGGAGCCACAAATATGGTGGCGGTTTATAAAAATGCTCAAATTGGAGTATTTAGAGTAAACCCATTGGGTCAGGCTGTTGTCAATGCAAGGCTTGATTCTTACGCAATTCCTGATAGTGAGTTCACGGTGCAGCCTAAAAACGTAAACTCAGTCATATATTATAATGGGTCAGGGTATGTGAACAACACAACGGAAGCGAATACAAGCGGCGGCACACCATTCCCAGCGTTAGCTGCAACATCAAATTACCTCTATATTACCCAAACCAACCAAGCGTGGTCTCCTGGCGGGGTATACCTGGATTTCGCTACATTCGGGGCAGGAGTCACCCTTGCTGCTGAATATTATAACGGTAGTGCGTGGACAGCGCTCAGTATTACTGATGGAACCAGCAACATGACACAAAATGGTAATATCACATTTACTGCACCTACTGACGCAGCGGCAGTTCTAGTGAACGGGGCAACCCGCGTATGGCTTAGGCTGAAAACTACATCTGCGCCGTCTGTCACACCAACAATCAACTACATCACTACTGATAGGAGCAATAATTACCTGTTTGCTGTAAAGCGAGCTGAGGGTGATACCGTCCCAACAGTTCATGTCAACAAAGCCGGGCAGGTCACTTCCACGGTTGCAACCGGGACCGCACCTCTTGTTATAGCGTCAACTACCAATATCCCGAACCTCAACGCGGATACAGTGGACGGGCATCATTGGAGTGAAGTGCCGGTTATGGCGGCACCCGGCGCAATCGGTGTCACTACGCCAGCGGCTATTACCGGCACAACAATCAAAGGAGCTCAGTTCGTAGAGACGCCGAATACCACAACATCCACCACAGGCTCCAGCTTTACTCCAGCCGGGATAACAGAGTCCTTGTACGCCTACACGCTGAACAATAACGCAACCATCACGCTTCCGACAACGGGACTTCCTGCCGGGGTAGTGACCCTGACTTTTGCTGTTACCGGTGCATCGACATATACCCTCACGTGGACAACAGCGACTTGGATCGGCTCGACACCACCAGCTACCCCTGCGAACGGCAAGGAATCGTGGTACACGGTCACCACGCGCAATCAAGGAGCCAAGTGGACCGGGTTCTACGCCGGAGTCGAACCATGATAAATCTCGTACAGTTCGGGAATTCTGCCAACGCGGCTACCAGTGCAGCAAAAGCGGCACTTGCAGCATCCGCTATTACATCAAAAGCGGCTATCCTGCAAATGATGCTCGATATGCCCGCCAAGGCTGACAAAAAAACTATCATCGGGCAGGCTATCGACTCAATCACAGACGTCACTATTGACAATATCTATGCCACTACCGGGTACTATCCGGGTTTGATTGCATGGGACCACAGATGGGACAGGGTGAACAGCAAGGCGAACCTTGACCGGTTGATCGGATACTGGAACAGCGGGAGCATCATCAGCACACACATGCATTGGGATAACCCGGCAGGGGGGTATTACAACAACATGGCAGCGGTAAACTTCACAAACATGATAACGGAAGGGCACGCACTCAATACGTCGTTTAAAGCATCTCTGGATATTCTTGCTGCCGATTTGCAGTATCTCCAGTACGCCGGGGTGCCGGTGTTGCTCCGATTGTTCCATGAGTACAACGGGGATTTTTTCTGGTGGGGAACTCCAAACACCACATCAACTACATTCAAGGCGGCGTGGGCTTATGTTCACAATTATCTTGCCGTTACGAAAGGTCTGACAAATTTATTGTGGGTATTCAGCCCCGGTTCATGGATCGGATACAACAGCGCGTACTATCCCGGAGATGCCTATGTAGACATTGTTTCAGTGGATTATTACAGCAATTATAATAACGGTGCTGCACTGCCAAAGTCAAACGGGTACGACGAACTGGTAGCAACAGGCAAGCCGTTTATGTTGGGCGAATGGGGGGAAACTCTGGGGTCTACGCCAACTCCGATGGACATATCCAACTTGATAGCCAACATCAAAACTAATATGCCTGCCATTGTCGCTATAGTCCCGTGGATGCAAGCATGGGGTCTAGACGAGCATACTGGAGCGGGTACTATCTTTGTCGACCCATGGTCTGTAAGCCGCGCAGATTTGGTCGGATTTGATTTGTGGTGACGAGAATCACAATACTCATTACCGCCCTGTTGCTATCCGGCTGCGGCCACGCTCTGCACAGCTATGATGTCGGCGTCAACACTGGCAGGACTATTGAGGACACCTGCACATCAAATTATATCGGGTGCAGTTTCAAGGCCCATTTTCAGAAGTAAACTATTTCAGCCGCCGGGAGAATACAGTATGGGCAATTCTGATTTGGATACTAGTTTAGAAATAATACTTGACACCCTCCCAACAGAACATGAGGGGCCACATAGACGCAAGAACTCCTTGACAAGGGCTGATGGGCTTGTGATGATCAACATGATAAAAGTCATAACATCCCATCAAGGCTGCTCCATTGGCCTTAGTGAAAGACAATGTGAAGCTATTAGAAAGACACCTGCCAAGGCATTTGATGATATCAATGATATGGTGAAAGAGAGGAAAAAGCTGTTCAATGCTCTTGGAGTAATGACCCTTGCTATACTTGGGTTTGTTGGGCAGCAGCTATTCACAAAAATTGATTGGGCAAAAATCTGGAAGTTCATCCATAACTAGGGAGGGCATTGCATGAAGAAATTTACAGGGGCTGCGGCATGGTTGTTTTTGAGTTGTGCAGTGATTTGTCAAGCAGCGGATATCAGGCCAGCCCTTATTGAGACATTTGGGAATGAGGGTGGTAAACAGTGTCTCAAGAGTGACCCTGGTAATCAATACCCTGATGGGACTTGGGGTTGTACTGTTTTTGGTGCTAGCCCTCGTAGTTATCCGAAATTACCTAAAGATGCTACGATTGATGACGTTGCTGGGTTGTACCTACAGGATTTCTGGAACCCCTTACATTTGAGTGAAATTGAATCACAGATCGTAGCAAATGCCATTTTTGATGCTGCCATCAACCAAGGGGAAGGAACTTGGAGAAGGAAAATGCAAGAAGCACTCCAAGAGGTCGTAAACTTGTCCAACTCAACCTCTGTTGATATCGTGGTAGACGGTTCAATAGGCCCCAAAACAATCCGAGCACTTAACTCAGTGGACCAAGTTGACCTATATGTTAACCTGATCGGCTTACAATGGGAACGGTATCACATCATCGTGAAGAAAAATCCGAAAATGAAAGAATGGTATCGGGGGTGGATGAAACGAGTAGCTAGGACTGTAACTAAAGCCGTCCATGACCGCGATGCTAAAATGAAAGGAGCACACTGATGAGTAATCCAATTAAGTATCGTGATGGCTATAAATACCAATTGGCTACACCGCATGTTGAGATAGTTAACATAAAACCGCTGACCCATATTGGTCATGATTTTATTATATTGTCTCCGGCTGGTGATCTGATTATCAAGGATGGTTATGCATGGGACGGCCCATCCGGACCAACCATTGACACTAAGAATTTCATGCGTGGTTCGCTGGTCCACGATGCCCTTTATCAGTTAATGCGTGAGGGCCTACTTGATGGGAATTGGAGGGAAGAGGCTGACAAGGAACTGCGTCGTATTTGTCAAGAGGATGGTATGAGTTGGGTAAGGGCTTGGTGGGTGTTCAAAGGGGTCCGGATAGGTGGCTCTGGTTCAGCGGCTAAACAGAGAGAAGAAATATTAATAGCGCCTTAATTCCGAAACCGCTTCCTCCCGGTTTCGGCTTCGCCCGATAAGATCAGTCTGCCCTGACCTTATCGGGCTTCTTTGTATCTACAGTGGTCCTTGTTGTACAGTATATACCTCTGTGGACGGGTTCTCCCCTTCGTCCGTATCTGTATGTAGCCCTATCGGCTGAAACGGTTGGCCCCAGACATGTTCTCGACCAGTCCGAAAAGCCTCCCCGATCAGCGGCAACAAACAATCCTTGTGTTTATATACGTCGATTGAGCAGCACAAAATCTTACAGTCCTCAAAGAACTTTTTGTATTTAACTTGATCATAGGCCATCTTCTTGGTCAACCACTTGGTTTCGAAGAATTCGTCGGCATCAGGGTCAACGTATGGGTGGTCACCGGTGAGTATCACACAGGTAGTGGAAGTAAACCCATGAAGTTCAGCCATCTTGACAGTCATAGACTCCACAGAGGTTCTATAAGCCAAATCAGCTACATGGCCATCTGTCACCGCCTCTGTCTCGTCCAATGGGTGATATACTCGGTTAGATACCACAGGGTGTCGGTCAAACAAAACCACCCGGGTATCTTGTCCTATTTTACTGTATTGCATGAAAGAGCTCATGGCAATAAAAAACTGACGACTCAGTGGTGAGGCCGATGAATTGCCCATATAGTAGTTAATGAGGCCATTACCTTCAAAGTCACCACGATCAGGACAACAAAGGACCTGGACTTTTAACCCTTTATCTTCGTAGAACTCTTTCAACTGTTTGATCACGGTTGACTTGCCGATATTGTCCGGGCCTTCCAGAATCAGTACATGCAAAGGTTGTTTTCTCATTTCTCACCTCCAAGGTCATCGAAGATTATTTTGATACGCTCTTTGAACTGTTCATAAGCCATCCCTGCTACCAGCCTCATATCAGGATGGGCTGCCGATGAAGTGCGGAGTTTGAAGAAGTGCCGCCATTCCCGGAAATTAGCCGTCATTACTATCTCGGTTTTTAAACCATTGGGCAGGAAATATCGAGCCTGTTGAGGAGTTCGACCAATAGATAAACAGTAATTATACTGTTCCTCGACCAGTTGCAAGAAGTACATATCATCTGGATTAAGTTCAAAGTCACTTGGTATCATAAAACGAACACCAATTTTACCATAGTTACAGTATCGTGTTGACTCCTGACTGTAACTGGCCAAACGATGACGTACTATCTCGTGGGTAACCCCGCGATCACAGATAAAACGCACTGTAGCCACAGCGTGCTCAAGTACAGAGTGGTGACCTAACTTAAGAATTTTTTCAGCGAATGTTACTGCTGAGTCATCGGTGATCTTATCTTCGCTCTTGTAACAGGTCCTACCAGCTACCTCGATCAATTTCAATGCATCGAGAGTCATACTTTCAATTTTAACTGATGGCTGTATTAATTCCATTACTTCCTCCCTGTTGAGCCGGATATTACCGGCACTTTTTTAATGACCGCACCGGGGATTGTTTTAGTCCCGGTCAGGTTTACATATTGTTCTAACACCGATGCTTTAAAACTAATCAGCTTATCTGTATCAACACGGATCGTACCGTCCGCTATTGCCTTGATTAATTTCATTGAATCAACCACTTCCACTTTATTCGTAAATCTGGTGTTGACGCCGCCAATGTTACTGACCGTCGATGCTACCTGGGGTGCATGGGCAAACAGGGCGTCGGCCTCATCTCTGAGGTCCTCGGCCTTTTCGAGATTCTTGGTCTTGCTGGCTTTCTTTAATAACTTCTGTCGTTCGGCCTCAACTCGTTTTTCCTCCTCTTCTTGGAGTATCTTTTCTTCAAGTTGTCGCTTTCCCTCTTGTTGTATTAGGTACAGGCCCATTTTCTCCTTAACCTGTTTTTCAGCCAAATCGAAAGGGTTGGTGTACTTATTCAGCTGGGATAGGGCTATCTGGTAGGAGGCCCATGCCGCTGCACGTTGAGGGTCGAACGCCTCAAGTGCCTGGGACTTGCCCTGTTTAATCATGATCAACAGTTCTGACCCTTCTTCATAGGAGCCTTGGTCACTGATAACTAAAGCCCCCACTGTTTTCTGTAGCTGGGTCACTTTCTTATCCGCCGCTTCTGGTGTTAACTTAACTACTTCGTTCTTCTTGGTCATCTCTCTTCTCCCTTGTTGGTTAAATTACTTGGCCTATAGGCCCCTACTACATCAGCCGTTATTGATAGTGGGTCGTGGCCCATATATACACGGGTATTGGTTGCTATTTTTAAACATATGCCACAGTAATTTTTGTTAGTGGTGGTTCTGATACACGAAAGGCATAAGTGCTCCGGGTACACCTTTCGTCTTTTCATTTATTGATTCCGTTCTTCTTATCCCACTGGTAACTGATGGCTTTACACAGTATGACAGACTCATCGGATTTCTCAGTATAATGCGCCAGTTTATACTTATTGTCACCAGTAAGCCAGATAGCTGATCTACCTCTTACCTTTTCTGATATAAGGTGGCCATAGGTTTCGGTAAACAGGAACCCATAACCAGCTAACTGGAGGGCCACGGTAGGGGACAGCTTCGCTACGGTCTTGATATCCAGTATACACAACCGGCCTTTACTATCTAATGCAAGTATATCCAACGTCCCAGCAAAACCATGTTTGTGACTATGAACTCGGAGTTCACAAGCGATAATCACATAGGGTTCCCTCTCTATGAACAATAAAAATCCATTGAGGTATTTGTCGCAATCCACGATTTCATTGTCCGATAGGTCAGGAAATTTAACACCTTTCCATCCCATATGCTTAGCTATGTGATACTCGGATAAAGAGTGTGTGTTGGTGCCGATCTGTGTCTTCCGGATGAAGTTGGAATTCATTAATAGATCAGGAGATATCGTCGATATCATCTTGGTTACTGATGGTACTACGATCCCATCCATAGTGTAGATATGGGCTTTGTCATCAAAGTGATATCTACCACAAGCCTCAAGGCGTTTCTTCTCCTTGAGAATGATTTTGCGGTACTCAGCTGCTTTTACTTCAATTTCTTGCTTCGTCATCAGTTGCTCCTGTATCGTATTTGGTCATATCTTCTTCTGGCCTACAGGCTAAACAATAACCGGTAGGGCTATCTGTTAATGAACCGCACCCACCTAGACATTCTGTTCCGTCATTAGTCTCCTGAGTCATTTTCCACTTCCTCCTCTTCCATGAAGTCACGTACGATAAGCTCCGTAATCGTGTTAGTACATAGGTAACATCTGTTGCCAAAATGCTTCTTTACAGCCGCCATATCTTTAAATGCATCATTGATGAACGGGTCCTCTGCCTCCATCCGTCCTGATACCACTAACAGTGCTTCATAGTGTTGTACCATCCTTACCAGTAGTTCACGTGAGTCAAATTTGTCTCCGGCCACTTGGGTCACCTCTCTGTGGTTTGTTCTCGTTCCTCTTTACCTTTCTCGGCTTTCCAGTCCTGACCTAACTTTTTAGGGTAAAAGACTCCTTTAAGCGTGGAAAAATCTTTAGACTTGATAGCATCCGATATCTGACTATTGAATGTTTTCCTGTCCATCAGACTGTGATACTGTGCCTCGTCCACCGTACCCATGACCAGTGCGTCGATAATGGTGACCGATTTGGTTTGGCCGTCCCGATAATTACGGTCCTCTAATTGGACACGAGGAAGAGGATAACTTGGGTTGCTATAGATATAAGCAACAGAAGCAGCATTAAGAGTAAGACCCATTGAACCTGTGTCATTTTGAATAACTGCGACATTAGCATCACCCCTTTCGAATCTGTTCTCGGCTTTTATCCTTTCATCTGTGGTCATTTTACCGTAGTATTTTATCGGAGTGAAACCGGCTTTTTCCATGGCTTCATATACAGCATGGATTTCGTGGACAAATTGACACCACACTATTACCTTAACGGACCGACACTCTTCCATCACGCCCATTAAGTCAGTTAATTTCTCATCCCCGACGTATATTACCTCTTTATTCTTGTTTTCATCAGTATCAGCCAGCATCCACCCACCAGTCAGCTGTCGAAGTTTTATGATTTTCTTGGTCACCATATCAACGGTGATAGTAGTACCGGATTTTATGGTCTGTTCAAATTCTACCATTGAATCATTAACAATGGCATCATAAGCTTTCCATGACTTCTTGGATAAGGTAATTTCCCGTATCTGATACACCCGTGGCGGTAAGTCCAGACATTCATCCTTGGTTTTGATAATGGAATGTTCACTAACAATGGCCGCCAGTTCGTCTTGATTAGTATAACCATATATTTCACGCTGTTTATATCCACCAGTTATGGCGTAGTGGCCCTTAAAAGCCGAAAAGCTCCAGCCGTGAAAAATATAGGGGTCAAGATACGACATCTGAGCAAAATAATCAAGCGGGGTGTTAGCAATCGGTGTCCCTGACAGTATACGTCTGTACTTCATGTGACTGCCTAAAATCATAGCCTGATTAGTACGCTTTGACTCTATATTTTTAATGGTGGTAGACTCATCTACCAGCATCGCACCGTTACAGGTACACATAGCGAATTGATACGCGGCCCTCCATCCTGCGGACCCGTCCTGTAGGGAATCAATACTGACGATAAACCACCGCATGGTGATTGGGTCATCTGGGTGAGGTCGGTATACTACCTCCATCCTAGGAGTACCTACGTCATTATTCCAGTAACATATTTCCCACGACTCCCAATACCCATGGGTTTGAAGTTCGCGTAGCCATGTCCCAATAATAGATTTAGGGCAGGTAACTAACACGTCATCAACTTTATTGTTTCGGTTAATGATCTGCATGTCGTCGACAGCTACCTTGGTCTTGCCTAATCCCGGTTCCATAAAATAAGCAAAATATTCTCGGAATCCACAGGTTTCCAGAGCTTCACGTTGGTGTTTACGTGGTTCAGTTTTGAATGGGAATGCTGACATCATTCCCTTATAGTCACCGATTGGGGATTCAAGATCAACACCGAATATGACATTAATATGGAGTATGTTGCCTGGAGTAGCATACACTTTCCACACGTGGCGTAAACTATCCCATGTAATACCGGGAATAACCTCTTTCATCGTCTGACCCATCATCCCCGGTTTGGCCTTTTTGCCGAATCTGTCCATAGCGTCAGCGGCTGGGATGATAATGCGTCCTTCTTTAACAAAGATATTCATATCTCAGCCTCTTCTCTCACTGGCTCCAGCCGTGGGGTTGAAGTCTCCTCGTCTAATACTACATACCATACTTGGGTTTGTTTAAACGCCGATATCCTTATCTTGGTATGGTCACAACCCATGGACCGTAGTCGCATCCACAGTACGTTGTTGGTTAATGTTGTGGCTGTTTTCTTGCGCTTAAGGTAAGCACAAAAGTCTTGTGATCGGAAGAATACTACTAACTCCTCAACACCTTGGACTGTATATTTATCCTTTACCGGGATACCACGGAGCAGGTCCTCTTTTCCTCTAGTGGATCGATCAGCTATCTGAATAAATTCAGTCAATGCCTGCATCAGATGGCCGTGGACACTGGCGTCTTTCGGGGCCTCGATAGTCTTCTTGTTAGTCATTCGCTCTTTTAAGACCAGTAGCCATTCTTCCTGCTTCATGGGCGGGGCAACTATGTCGGCCTTTTCTAACGCCATGCGCCTAATAATACGGTAGTCCATCAGTTCGTCAGATGTAACCTCAGCATCTATGCCATTGATGTCCAGTACCCACCTTGGTGGATCAGTTAGAAATTTGGTCAGACACCCTATCATCAGTTCACCGTATTTATCTGATGTATCTTCTATCCCACAGGGTAACTTCTTACATTGGACAGCGTTACAGTGTTCCTGTATCAGTGATGACCGGCACTTGTATCGATAGTCTTTTCGTTTGACCGACTTAATAAGTGCTATTACCTCTTTAGAGGGAAGAGGGGCTGTGAAGACTCGGTGGTTGATTCGATGGAGTTCATCTTCAAGTGTCTCTGGATTGGATTTGTGCAGAAAAACCCCATAATTGTACAACACTTCGTTACGTCCGTTAGCGCATTCATTTGGTGCTCTTTCATAAAACCAAGACAAGCAAGGCGGCATTCCTTCATATTTATCCTCCTCCGGTACCGGTAGGTCACCTAGTGGGTTTTCTGACTGTATCTTTTCGGCTTGAATCAGGAATTGCTCAAGAGTGAGTGGTTCTATTTTCTTGGGACCAGTTTTGCCAACAGCATATCGAATGGTGTCTTTACTGTCGAAATAGGGCATGTTAATCCAGTTGCCGATATCATCTGGCCCCAACAAATCCTGCTTGGGGAATATCTCACTCTTCCCGTACCCCAGATCAGATGCCCACTTGGATAAGTATTTCCTTAAGATTGAGGCCGGGATAGGTGGGTCACAAAAAGTATAGAGATGTGCGCCTCCTGACTTAGAACGGCATACAACAAGAGGCAATCCAAGTTGTTGTACCCTGGAATATAAGTCTTCATGATTAATATCGTTAATATCGATATCGATAGCACCAAAGTTACAAGTGCTATTTGCTTGAATAGGCACAAGACCAAGGCCCATAGTACCGTCAAGGTGTTTAGCATAGGCACTTCCTCCAGCCGCACTCCGTACAGTACGGGCACGGTTATTATTATATTGGCCGTGTGCTCGGTCTAAACCGATAAATACGGCCATAAAGCGCTGCATCACATTACTCATAGTCGGCCCCTGTTTCAAGTATTTTATCGATTATCCGGTTCCACCAGCTTCGGGGTGTTACCTCACCGAAACTGTACGTGTCCCATACTTCATCACGTAACCTATGTAGAGACATTGTAAGTTCTTCTTGGATTCTTTTAGTTTTGTTGCCGTATCGTCTAATGAAGATTATTGCTTCCATGATATCAGCAATTTTAACCATATAATCTTCCATCAACTGCATATCGTCATCATCACTAAGCTCAAATCCTATGCCTTTTAGCTCTTTTTTGTATGGGGTAGGTATATCACCGGTTCTGGCCTCTTTGACATCGTGACACAGTGCTTTGGTCAGTACGTAGGCCACATCCAGTGTCGTATTTATAGCTAGTAGCTCTTTCATCAGTTCCATGCATATGACGGCAACCCTGAAAGAGTGGTCAGCTACTGTTTGTGATTTGGACACGTCTATAATAGCCCACCTAGGGACATGAGATAGGGTGAGGAGGTTTTGTAGGTTTGCCATTGGAGTTTCCTCACTTGTTTGATGTTAAGTCCAACATCCGTGGACCCGAACCCGCTACGACCACGGCTTGTCCTTGGAAGGGAGGTGACTATCTTCATGTCAGTTGGGACCATGGGCACTATGATTAACTGTATTAACCTATCCCCTGTGTTGACCTTTTTAGGGAGAAAGGTGGTATTAAACACGATAGCTGACAATCGCCCCGTATAGCCGGGGTCAATAATACCCTCAAGTACCATCAGTTTCCGTTTAGCGAATGTAGAGCTACGGCTCTTGATCGAACCCCAAAATCCGTCTGGTATTTTGATATCCCAGCCGGTATCCACTTCTACGCATGAGTGAGGCCAGATTATTTTGGATTCACAACATACCAAGTCAATCCCGGCATCTTCATCACCGTGAGGTCTTGAGGCCCATATTGCTTGGGGTAATCTTCTTTTTAGTAGTATTGTATTCATCGAAAGGCTCTCCTTATTTAGTCATATCATCAGGATGGCGTAACCTTCTAAAAATAGGGGACCTTGGTTTGTTTAGAGTACCTTTTCGCTGGAACGTATACTGGGCGATCTGCCCGATATAATCCTCAGGGTGCTCGTGCATCCTTTTACGGAGGTCATGGTTGGCTTCACCGGGGCCGATTTCGATATTCCCAAACTCAGCACTCCAAGCCAATATCGTACCTATCATACCCTTACCATTTGTCTTCCCGGCCTTGTGGCTTGATCGTTTGGTCCTACCGGTTTCACTGATTGTAGCCTCGTTGGTGTTCTCCATGGCCTCGATAAAACCTTTAATTATCGCCTCTGCGTCCTCCATCGGCTTACGCTTGAGGAGGTACTGTTCCCGCAGGGTTGATTTACCATACTTATATAACCCGTTTATGCTTCTGGGCATTATACCTTCATGACCCTCTGCCAGAGTCTTATTTTCAAAGTTTTGTAACTCCTCCAGATTATTGTACAGAACCTGTTCTACCACTATTATATAAGGGTATCTATGATGATAGCTACTGTCACCCAAGGAGTGAAGCCTATCTACATAAGGTACATCAGGAAAATCCCAACGATCGAACACCCTGTATGTGAAATCAGGTTCTCCTTCAACAGTCATGATCGGGGATTGTTCATTGAATTCCCCCTCGACTGTTAATTCACCATCCAACCCCTCAAATTCCTTGCGACCTAACATTTTTTGTATATATTTATTGGGGATTGGTTTCATGGATACTGACAACACAATACAATCTTTAACCACAGCACGTATACCGTCCCATTTTATTGAGGCATAGAGTGGAAACCTTAGTTTCTTTAAATCCTCATCTGTTACCTTTACACCCTTCATTGGTTGTTTCATCTTATTACCCTCTCTTTTCTCTAGTTTATTGTAGCTTGGGTGGCTAACCAACTCTTCAACCGTCGGGCCTCGTGTCTCTGACCTAGACAGTATTGGTTTACCGGTTCATAGTCTAATGAGTCTTCGCCACCCAAGCTAACTGGTTAATTAAATGAAATGAATTTCACATCGTTGTAAGCCGGACCTGTCCCGATATACGGGATAAGCTGTTCAACATCAACATTCTGACCGGTGGCGGCATTATAATTTTTCACCAGATCATCCAACATGGTACTGGTCACCGGGGTGTCGTAGTCAGGACCGTCTTCCAGGTAGTTTGTAAAATTCAGGAAGATGCGGTCAGGTTTGACGAATCGGCACATACGAGCATAGGACTCCCAGCTAAATGTGAAGATGCGGCGAATTTTATTGGTTACGGTAGTACGCTCAGGTTCCATGTGAGCAAGTGGACCTTCACCCCATGCCAACTCGGTCTGGTCACCGTAGCAGGGCCCTGAGTGCCCCACCTGTACTCCATCCTCGATCTGGTGGCCAACACGGATTGGAAAGGTACGGAGCGACACGAACACCTCTACCTGTATCCAGTGAGGTATACCACAGTCAGCCATGATCTGCCCCGGTGTAACATCACGACCGGTACAATGCGGGTAGTCGAAACCCTGATTGAGGCCAAGTTCAAAACCCTGTGCCGACTCGATCTGTAGAACGCGGCAGGACATCAGGGCCTCGTTATACTCAGCTTCGGTACAAATAAGATGACCCCACGGGAGGATGCCTGCATGGGTGCCGACTACTGCAACTTCTTCACGCATTACCTTGCATGCCGCTGCTGCTCCGGTTCCCTTCTGTGTCGAGGAAATCCGGCCAAGATTCTGTTTTTCGGCCTTTTTATGTGCCGGGAGGACTATTGCTGCTCTTGGGTGGATATAGATTTTCTTGTTGGTGAGGTGATGGCTGAAAGATTGAAGTTCATTCGTCATCAGATCAGGGTCGATGATCGCACCGGGGCCGATAAAGATACTAGCCGGGGCCGGGGTGATGATACCGGTGGGGAGCTGTTGGGTCATTACTTTTTCACCATCGGGGGTGATAAAGGTATGACCGGCATTTGGCCCGAAGTTACATACTACGCCATCAGGCAGACGGTTAACAGCTAGAGTTCCGGCAATCAGGCCCTTGCCTGTACTGCCCCACTGCCCATCCATGATAAGGTATGCGCAGATAATACTGGTGATCGGTTTAGTTACTTTACCCTGAAATGCATTGGCGTTCTTTTCCATTCGTTGTCTCCTTTTATTCATGAGTGTGTTGAATCTGTCGTGCAATAATCTTGTTGCCAGTGCCCCGTATCGGAGTTCTGTGTTACCTAGTCTATGTGCCATTACCGTAATCCTAGGGCCTGCATAAGCCCCGTTCTGTCCTTTCTGGTAAGAATCGTAGTCTTACCTTTATTTAACTCCATATGTACGTGATCAACGCCCATAATCCTTATCCGGTCTTTCCAATAAGGTAAAAATCTGGTTACGTTCGGTCGCTTGGTTCGGTCACAACTGTTATTGTTGGGGATGACTTCTTGTACCATTGGTCTAATCTCCTTTTTTGTAATTTCTTTTTCTTCCTGGATAACTTTCCCGGTTTATAGGTATCATCAATTATGATCAGGTCGGCCTTTAAGCCACATATCCCATTACTTACTAGCATCCCACCAATCGGTTCCAACCGTAGCCTTGGACAGAATGGGTATACGAAGTTCGGGTACGTCTTCGGTAATTGCCTTAACGCGTTTAGCAAGCTTATTTGATAAAGTTTTAGAGCTTGGGCAGATGAAGTCGAATTCATCATGGACAACAAGAACGAGTTCATTTTCTGAATTTCGGTAGGCATTGTTAAGCTCCACTAGTTTCTTTTTCATAAGGTCTGCCGCTGTACCTTGGAATACTAACCCACCAGCCTTGTGGACAGCCTTGCCACCGGGGAATCGGATACGGCGGCCAAGGATTGTCTTAATATAGCCTCTACTACGGGCCAGATTCGCGGCCTGTGTCAAGAAGGCTTTAACACCAGGAAACCGCTCATGATATTCATCAAACAATTGTTTCGCCTCTGGTCCGGCCTTGAGGTAGGTCATCTCGCCACGTGTTTCCTCGGTGTAAGGCAACCCCAGCTCAGAGGCTAGTTTACCCTCACCCATCCCGAAAACTAAACCAAGATTGATTCGCTTGGCTCGTGGTCGTGGGACCCCGGTAGCCTCAGACAGGGCTTGGTGGAAGTCGGTAGATGGGTCGTTTAAGTATCTGGCTGTTAATATGGGGTCGTTAACGTAGTGGGCAAATATCCTGAATTCGAATTGCTCCCAGTCATTAGCAAGCCAATTTTTGCCTTTCGGAGGGACAAACAACCCGCGTACCATTGGAGCCAACTCTCCATCTCGTTTTGGGACCTGTTGAAGGTTAGGTTGAGACGACGAAAGTCTACCTGTTCCTGTCCCATAATCATCGCCTCGTACTTGGTTAAAGTCGGTATGGATACGACCTTGGGGACTGAGGAATGTGCCGATACTGCCAGTGATAAAAGTATCAAGCATGGTTTTAATACCACGAGACTCTTTAAGAGCAAGAGTAAATGGGTTATTGATTTCGTCGATAACTTTAGCGGCGAAGGTAGGGTTACCTGTCTTAAGGTATCTAACCCTGAGGTCCAGCTTTTCAAAGGCGCGAACCATATCGAGAGGAGAACGTGGATTAACAGGCCACCCAACAAGGTCCACAATCCGCTCTTGTACAGATTTCTGTCTATCAATTAGCGCCTCCTCCACTCTTTGGGTTTTTTCAATATCAACAGGTACACCACGACGCTCTATCTCGGCTAATGCTTTAAGGCACTCCATTTCCAATGATACGATACCAGATAATTCTTGGGCCTTGATCAGAGGTTGTTGTCGGTAGTACAATTTCTCGGTAATCTCCACATCCCCAATACCATAGTCGGCTACGATTTCACGCGGAGCCTGGGAGATTCGGCTCATTAAGGCCTTGGATTTCTTTTCACCAAAGTGGTCAGCTAGCCACTGTAGGAGTTCATCATCACGTTTAGGAGTACCGAAATACTCACTACCAAGATCAGAGAGATTATAGGTGAAACGGTGCTCGTTGAGCAGGGCTTCTACTACAAAAGTACAGTAAATGTTAGAGTTGTAAAGAACGTCTGCATTAACCCCGCCATTGATCATCATATGGTAGTCGTATTTGCCGTTATGGAATACAAATTTTTTCATCTTGGCAGCATTGTCAGTTATCCACCTGATCAGGTTCGGTGTCCACTCGATTGCATAGGATTTCTTGTTTATAATACACTGAAACATGAAAGGCTTATCCAGCAACTTATGGAGTCCGGTTGTCTCGGTATCGGCAATCACGACTAAATCAGTACAGTCCTCAGGGAGGGCGGAGGCCGGGACAAGTAAGGATTTCTTTTTGGGTTTGATAACAGCCATTCTCTTCTCTCTTTCTGGGTTAGATGAATTCTATGTCTTTTGGGATTTGAACCTGTATTGTCAGGACCCGCTGATTGTTGGCACTGATAGCGGTCCCGGTACACCGGACACCATAAGCATCACTCATCGCCACAGTGGCATTGGTTTCTTTTTTATACATCCGGTCAAAACTTGCCATAACCATGCTGTGTGCGTACACCAGCATATCACCTTCTTTAATCTGTTTCTTTGGTGGTTCAAACATATCTGGATTTCTTCCGTCCATCACTGTTCTCCTTTTAAACCGGGATAAAGGGGCTGACCCCTACTAACGTTAAACCAACTTTACAACGGGTAATGCCCACGTAAGCTACCCGCACTTCATCTTCATACATCAAGGGACTGTCGATCGCACTGGATACCATTTCCGTACAGTCTCCAATCAGAACTACATGGTCATCTTCCTTGCCTTTGAAACTGTGGATAGTAGCTAATGTAACCTGAGGCTCTGCGTCCATTTCATTTTCAACTAACTGGAGGTAACTAATGTCTTCTTCCGGGACGCGTTCCAAGTTAATAATGTCTGTCCACGGCCCTTGTGGGATTTTATTGGCCTCAACCATTTCTCTCGCATGCGGCAGGAGTCGACCTGATATTTTGTTAAGGAGACCAAGGTCCTCGTTTTGGAGTGCTCGTATGATTTTGGCCGTGGTAGAATTAAACGGTCCACTATACTTTCCGGTCGATACGATATAGGGTATCCCAAGCGCGGCGACATCGGCTTCGATTGCCTTAAGGGTATACCAATCCCGGCATAGGACAGTGTGTGGCTCAGTATGTGATAGAGGGCTGTAGTCGGCCCTGATATCAATATAACCATCCTCTTGCCTCGGTGCATATGTCTTAATTTTTCTGTTCTTAATCTGCCCAATCGTGCTTTCCGCCAATAAGTGGACAGCTTTGGGGATTCGATATGATTGGGAAAGAACCTCTGAGGTATCTGATATGTCAACCATACCGTGCACGTAGGCCCCGGCCCAAGTGAAGATACTTTGATCGTCATCACCGGCTATCACCAACTTCCCTGTTTTAGATACAATGGACTTGATAAAGTCCCATTGCTTTTTGCTGAGGTCCTGAGCCTCATCCACTACCACAACATCAAATGGCTCGACCTCACCAGTTGCTCGTTCCAGCATGTCATCAAAGTCGATAAGATAGTTATCTTGTTTCCAGAGATTGTAAGTTTCGACTATATACTCAACGATAACATATGGGCAGTCCATACGAGCAGAGGCGAATATCACATAGGCTTCTTCAAGACTTACACCATTACGCTTAGCGTAGGCTCCGACATTCAGGGACCACATGATCTCCTGCTCTTCGGCGGATATGGTGTTAATTACCCATTTCATAAAGTTATCCGTTAAGGCTACTTGTTGGCGAGTCAACCCCATGCTATTGTAACACAAAGAGTGTATCGTCCCAACAAACCTAATAGTTTTTTCTCTCTTCACTCTTTCGGCCAGAACCGATGCTGCTGCTCTGGTGAAACTTAATACTGCCATATTGACGGTACGTGTCGCAAGGTCTGTAATTCGACCTTTTAGGTGTTCAGTCTTACCAGTGCCTGGGGGTCCGAAGATGGCATGACATTTCATCGGGCATCACGACACTGGAGCATTATCGCACCCCTACATGTGAGGCACTTGTGACATTTTGTTGCGTTAATTAAGCAAAACTTACATAGGCATCGATCGCAACCTTCATGGGCCTGTGGGTTATCATTAGAGGCGTTTGGCATTCGGGTCATCCTCTTTATTTTTTATTTAAGGTGGCCCGATGTTCTGGGCCACCACTCACTACCAAATAGGGTTCTGTCTTGGAGTAGAGGTAGGCATACCGACCTCATTGTTTTATGTACGCAATTTGGGCCTCAGTGGCCGTATGTAACCGAGACTATTCATTAAATCTCGGAGTTCTCACCGGCCCCCGGTGGGAGAAACTGCTGCTGATTAGTGGCCTGATGCTCAAGGACCTTATTGTACTGGCCCTTATCCAGCCACCCCATCGTAACGATGCCGAAGTTGTAGTAAGGCTGATTCTGCTTGTTACGAGCAAGGACGGCAGTAACTTTATACTTGATGCCGCTCAGGGTCTTGTACTGCTCGACAAATCCGGCGATCTTGCGGGATATGGCCATCTTGCTGATGGTATCAAGGCTGATGATGAATACGACCGGCTCGTCATCTTCCATGGTGTCGGCGGCAACGCAGAGATAATCAATGGTGGTCTGTATATCGTTACCTTTTTCGAACTTAGCCTCCATGTCCTCGTGGGTGTCGTAAGAAGCGACAAACCCACCACCTTTTGTGCGAGGGATATACTCAACGTAACGCTTGCGGCACTCCAGTAGGACAACTTCGATACCCTCGTCACCGTCCAGCAATTCCGGATTGGACAGGGTAATCAGGAGCATGCCGGGGCTGGCGGAGGGGATAAACTTCTCGTCACCTTTGGTACACTCAGGGCTGAGGGCCTGAAGTACTTTCAGTTTCGGGAAAAAGGACTGATCATCGGTAGGGGCCTGAACATCTTCATTTGCGATGTGTTTAGGGCGGTTAGCCATAGGGTCGGTGGTTGCGGTTGCGGTTGTGGTTTTTTTAGGTGCTTGTGCCATTTGGTTATGGTTCCTGTTCTCTAGTCTCTTTCGATCTAGGATTGGTTGTACCCGATAATACCGGGTTATAATCCAAGTATTCCTACTTTCGGGAACTGCATGATTACCGTATGGTAAGTCATATTCTGACGGTCCCATTTAAGACATCGTGCGCTTCCGTGCCTCATTGCCAATTCTGCTACTGTTGCCCCGATCAACAGTGGGTCCCCGATTAACAGCACATAATCACGTTCGGGGTTGTATTCTTTGAGGCCCCTCCGTAGCCTCGATAACGCAGTCGCAGGGTCACTATGTACTGATATATCACGCTGAGCCAGTACACAAATTTCACCTAACTGCATCGCTGGGGTGAGATTTTTATTGCCGTCATCCTGTACTACAAAAACTTTCGGTATAGTACCGGCCATCACTTTTGATTCTATGTTCTTGTTCATAAACGCACTTCCTTTAAACGGTATTTTAAGTTTCTGACTGATCTTCTCTAATTGACGACAAGCACTGCCTGTTTGGGCTTGTCTAACACCATGATTATTGTGGTGGCGTTTCTTGTGACAAAGAATTGTCATGGTGTTACCGCCTTTAGTCTCTGGGTTAATGTGTCTTTCGGGTCGAACATGACTTGTACGCCGTTTGCTTCTATTGAGAGAGTACCACTTTCAGTAAAATAAGCTTCATAGTAGTACCCATTATCTGTAAGTTCAAGTTGCCATGCTATATCAAGCCCTGTAATCTTCCACATGTGCATGAAATATTTAATACGGCCAGCAAATGTTTTAAGAAGGGGACTTGGTGTGTCAACCCTCTCCGATCGCCGTACTGATGCCGTTTGTCTCAATTCCTGCCGGAGTGCTATACCTTTCTCAAAGTATTCCCGGTATTTTGAGTTCTGTCCTACTGGTGAATCCAACCAAATCTGTGTACCGGGGGCACAATCTGTACACCGTACGACACCGGGGCCCGCCACTATATAATGTTCATCTTCGCCTTTTTGCCCGTCTGATGTTAACCCTCGCTTGTGAATGCCTGATTCACAAACGTAACACTGTCCCACGTAATCTGACTCTTCCTTTTTGGCCATGGTCTGTGGCTCCTTTATTTGAGTTCTCTTCTCTCTAGAAATCCCGGCCTCTCAAAGCTGATGTAACTCCATTTGCTTATATTGAGGCCGGGGTTCTGGCCATCGCTCCCTTACCGCCATACCCTCAGGACGGACTCAGGCCGGTGGCCCGTTAGTACTCCCAGGTAGCGAACAGGGTTTCAAGGGTTTCGCCGTCAGCCGCCGACGTAGTAACGACAGCTTTTTTGCCTTCACCGACCGTAATTTCGATCTCAGTGGTAGATGTACCACGTGTTACTGTGGTCAGGGCACCTTTACTGTTGGTAAACTGCAGGGTCCAGCCCAGATTATCGATGCCCTCGATACCGGCAGCAGGATTATCCATATAAACCATGTACTTGATACGGGCAAGAAAACTTCTGAGAAGTTTCGACAGGCCCTTACCGGCTTCGCGCTCTTCCTTGGCCTTCTCTTTAGCCTCAGCCTTCTCAGTGTCGGCCTTCTCCTTGGCTTCGGCTTTTTCAGCATCGGCGGCGGCTTTAGCTGCAGCTTTCTCGGCGGCCTTTTCCTCAGCGGCAACTTTATTAGCTGCGGCTTTGTCCTTGGCAGATACTGTACCCTTCGGGTCTACTACGTCTGCATCTTCGATTACTTCTTTACCTTTTGCTGCCCCGATCTTACCTTTTCCGATTACCATTGTGTTAATCCTCCATCTTTGATTTTACCGACAGGGTAAACCTGTGGTTGTTAATACGTCCTCTAGGAGGTACGCTTAAAGCTTTCTGTACTTACTCATTACCGGTTTCCATTTGTACTGACCAAGGAATGTACCCTTGGAATCAGCTGCCATGAACGCTTGGAAGAAATCCAGTGGAACATCAGAATATTCATAGGTGGACGTTGGTACACCCTGCTTGTTGCAAAACTGGATACGGAGATTGCCAAACTCCCGGCCATCATGGCCGATAGCGGCGATCGTGGATGACTGTACTTTGATCATCTTTACTTCCGGCGCTTCTACTACTGTTGAACCTGCGAGTTTACCCATGTCTTTACCGCCTCTCTTTTTGATAAAAATTTGAATTTCATCCCCAGGCATTACATCAAGTTCAGGTGCAGAGGGGTTTAACGCACTACCGTTACTCATACTGCGGATTTCAATGAAAGTAGAAGACATTGTCATAAATGACTTGGTATCTGTAGACCGGACAATAACAGTCTCACCGGGGTATGATCTTCTTTTCACGGGTTTCACAGAGGCCACTCTCTGTCCTTCTTTAAAGCCAGCTTTATGGCCTGATATTAAAGCCGAATCTACAGCAGCTAAACCAACAGAAACGTGGTTATACATCTGATTTTCAAAACGAATAGTATGACGAGGTATAAGAACCTCTACTACCTTGGGGGGTTGAGCGTGTTTCATACCAGTACGGAAAGCGTCGGCCTTGAGGATATCTACCTTGTCGTTACTGGAAAATTCTTTCCCATTGATGACGACAACATCGATATTAGATACATCTTGGCTAAAGGAGATCATTTCTACTTTTTTCATTAGTTTATTCCTCGTATTCTCTCTGGTTAGGTGTAGGTGGGTTGGGAGTTTGGGTGACCCGCCCAAACTCCCGATTTTACCCACAGGAGACAACAACGGTATGAGCCGCCATCGAAAGCCCTATTGTACCACAGCACAGGCACATGTGTCAACACGTCGTGTAATGATACAGATTCACTCTACCTGTTTAGATCAATCTGCTTCTTTCCTCCTTCATCCTTTGTTTTATTTTTGTTAACCCTGCTTCGGTTAAAAACGTACCTAAACCTAATTTATGTGTTTGAAGAAAAGTAACTTTTAAGTAACATAATACAGCAGTTTGATCAGTGTCGATAACTGGTATTAGGCAATATCTCAATGTTGTCCTCCTTGTCGGGACTGTTGGATCAATACTGCTGTACACATGCTGTCACGCCCAAAGGCCGCGTCGGACGGCGGTTTGCTCAGCCGGTACAGTTTTGCATATTTCCGGGAAAGAGAAACAACAAACAACTTCTCTCTTCCGCTCTGCTGTCACGCTGTACCGATACCCTCAAAACTGCGACGGACGGGCCTTCGGACGTGTACAGAGGGATTTAGGAGCTTTATACACGAAGAGCCTCAAGGCCCGAAGGACGCAACCTTTGTGTGTATAGAGCTAATTAATCGATTTGGTACGGGTCTTGCAGGGATGGCGAATTAACAGGAAGTAATATAGGAATTAACGTGAAGGAATGGTACTGCAGCGGGCGTTACGGAGAGGGTACAGGCAGGACGTACGGTGGTGAAGACAATAAGGGAACGTAGGAACTGGAGGTGCCTAACCAGTCTGATACGTTGTTTCACCGTCATGAACATCTTATTGGTAATCTGTTTGAAAGTATTGGTGGCTAACATAGCTACTTATCTCCTTTAATTATATTAAATAGTGGGTATCATTAATTTAGCGAATTCTATCGCGGCTAGGTAATCAGTCGCATAGACACGGTCCCCATGGGTTTTGCTAATTATTTCAGTAAATTCTTTCGTATTACCAGAAAAACAACCCGTTTTAAACAATAAGTTGACCGGGCCTACTCCAAATATTTGAAGCGTTGAATTACGGGAACCAATAGGACTAATCTGTAAGAAACCCCTTAATATCTCTTCACCGTATTTGGCCCCACGCAGGTCGGCCCCACACAGGTTGGCCCCGTACAGGTTGGCCCCACGCAGGTCGGCCCCACACAGGTTGGCCCCGTACAGGTTGGCCCCACGCAGGTCGGCCCCGTCAGTGGTCATAATTATATTACCTGTCCATCGATTTTTAATATTCATTACATTGGCCTCCTTATTATATGATCTCCACCGCGTCTGCGGTCACTTGGTCTATTGCTGTTAGAGTTCAGTCCATGCGTTGACTTGGAGGTAGACTTCTTTGTCATTGATCACAAGACCAGTATTAAGGTTTCCGTGGGTGGAGGCCACCATGATGTGCTTGCCTCCACGTGATACTGACAGCTGTTGTTTAATCGGGATGGTGATGACGAGGGAGTCATCGGCGATACTACATTCAACTTCACGTTCGGCGGTACGTGTGACCGGCGCGGGTGTTGCTTTGATTCCCTTTGGCATGACATAAGCCCTCTCTTCTCTCTTACTAAGGTTTCGGTTGGGCACGAATCCAACCCTCATCAGCTAGCTTTTCGTACGCTAGGACCTACTCGCGGCTGCGAGATTTCTGGTCATCGGTGATGTTCGTTTATGCCGGGATGTAGGCGTTAACGCCGATCACCAATTCTTTGCCATCAACCTGTACACCGGTTTTAACATTACCACAGGTAGATGCAACACGAAGGGTCTTACCGGATGCCGATACGGTGCGTGATTCATCCATGTCCAGTTCGATAGTCATTTTGTTGCCTTTGATTGTTACGTTCATTGTTGTTTCCTCCAGATTTAGTTTCGCTGGGACCCGAACCCCAGACTCATCGGTTAGCTTGACGGTATGCTAAGACTGTCCTACCTTAATCGGTAGGATTCGTTATACTCTACAGGTGTTGGGTTATCAAGTTGACACAACCACCCATAGAGTAAGATGAACAACAGGACAAACAGATAATGAAACCATTTTATATCTACTTTTTTCATTGTGTCCACTCCTTGTCTTCCATGTGTCGTATGGTTTCGTACAGTGTACTAAATCCGGATGGTGTAACAGTGGTGCCGGGATGGGTGTCCTTAAATCGGACGTACAGGTCCTCTGCGGCTGACCACGTGCCTCTGACCTGCGCATCATACCGGACCCAATCAACGGCTTTAAAGATGTCCTCTCTGGTGTTAAACAACAAGCCTCCCATCTTACTCACCTCCACAGACGTTACATAACTGCACGGATTCGGTGGCTCGTTTAGTAGTACGGGTGGACAAAGCGCATCCGCAATGGTCACAGATGTCCTCGGTGATCCTGCCTATAGGAAGACAAGCACCCAAGATGTCGAGGGGTCCATGACTAGCGTCTGCATCAACGTACCCGGCATCAATTACCTCTTGGTGACAGAATAAGGCATAACGGGTGTCATCTAGATTGTTCTGTAGGAAGTGGAGAAGCATGCCGCACTGTACCTCGGTAAGCTGGACCACCATCGCACACAGCCACTGGTCCTCGGATGTACCCTCGGAGACGTCCGAAGGGGCTTGCACCGGGGTGCCGTCGAGAATAGCGCGACAATCGGGACAGGTCACCGTGTGATCAGTGGCTGTAGTAGTGTGCACGTCTGGTCTGACCAATACGTCACAGGTAGTTAAAGGGCGGTAGGACTTATCAACGTGGTGAGTGTATCGCATGGCTCGTCTCCATTGAGTTAGGTTCTGGTCGTGTGACCAGCAGGGTCGAAGCCCTATCTTGTACGCTGCAAACGTCGTGCCAACAAACAGCCTCTGATGCTGTGCCCGTCGGAACGGGCTTCTCGTGGTTGCGGGTAATACCTGATTCAGGCTTGTATGACAAAGCTTGTCACTCGCGGTGACGAAGCTTGTCACTGTCAGTAAATATGAAAGGGTTTGGCACAGTCTCAGATTCGCGCAATTCACAGTCCATATCGGTAAAGCCCTCAAGAGCCTCTATTTCGGCCTCGTTCTGCAGGGCCTCTTCATCCCTAATAGCGGCATCAAGCTCGACTTGTTCTAGCCGATCGAGTTCGCGTAGATCAGGTTCACGGATAATTATTGGTGTCTGGAGTAGGACAACAACGGTCAATACAGTAAGCATCGTGGTGAGTGGTCTCATGGTCGTGTCCTCCCGGTTCTAGGCAATTCCGTTACCTCGGTGAGGTCGTGGCTGTGCTTACCCCCACTTACGCTTATGCTGGTAGTCTTACAGCCGGGATACGCGACCTTGAGGTACTCCTTAGCGGCAGTAAAGTAGTCCACCTTGCTGTACATGAGGCAGACAGCTTGCGGAACAAACACCCGCTTCTCCTTGCCGCCTAGCTTAAAGTCAATCGTCATGCCTTTGCTCATGGCTAAGCCTCCCCTTTAAACAGTCCTGCGGCAGTAAGCATCTCCAGCAACTTAGTTGCCCATTCCTTGGCCTCTTTGTGTTTGCCACAGGCTTTGTACGCGATCGCCTTAGCCAGTGTCCTGCTTATCTCTGCACTCATAACTGTATCCTCTCTTCTCTCTGGTTTGGGGTCAGTAGAGGGGACCGGGGATTAGCCGGTCCCTCTCGCTTTTGCTCTGTGTGTCGGTCTAGGCGGCCCACTTAGATACATCAAGCAGTGAGGCCACGTCTTCTCTGGTGCAGGGGATTGCGCCAATCTGCTCTTTGCCGGTGTAGAAGTAAACCGTATCGCCCTTACGCTCAGCTTTAAGGTGTACCCCAGTGCTGTTTACGTGTGTCAGGGTCCAGCCGATCGATTCGCGCCCATCGAGGCCGCCGAACTCAGGATTGTCCATGTAGGCCATGTACTTGACACGTGCAGTGAACGACGAGAACAGCTTCTGTGCGTGGTGCTTAGCGGCAGTAGCGATCTTCTGTGCAGCAATCCGGGCCTCAAATGCGGCCTTCTGCTCAGCCTTAAGCACAGCCTTGGCTGCAGCAGCGATAGCTGGATCAACCTTGGGCGTAGCAGGTGCAGCGGCCTTGGCGTTACCGGATGCCTTGACAGCATCCTTGACGGCAGCACGATGAGCGGCTGTGGCTGCACCCGGCTTCTGGGTGGAGCCGGACTTGAGGGTTGAGCCTGCCTTGATCTTGTCGAGGTTCTTGGCCTTGGGGTTAGCGGCTTTGAGGTCTGCACGGGTCTTGAGGTCGGCTTTAACGGTGGTACGGGTCTGTGTGTGGGCTGTGGTGGTCATGGCATGTCTCCATTCGGGTCTGTGATGTCTGCCCCAGCAGCATGGTGTCCGCTAGGGTCAGTATTGGTGCTGCAAGGGTCATACCAGATCAGGCTGGCGACCAGCCCAGTGAGCGTAGGATACGTAGGACATCAGCAGAGTACCACTCGAATCCAATGCTGCCATCCACTAGGCTGGCGGTAAGCTCAGCTAGATCGGCTATCGCGGTAAGCTCAGCAGGGGTGCGATCGTCCAGATCGGCTACCATAGCAGGGATGGCAGCAGTGGGGATCTGTGCAGCGGCGATGCGGGTGGCGATGGTCTGTGTGCTCATGGGTGTATCCTCCGTATAGTGGTCTGGCGGGGTCGAGCCCCTACTCTTATTCTTGCAACCCCCGTGCCAAACCCGATCGGGCTGGCCGGTGGTGCCTGCTGGCGGGGTCGAGCCCCTACCTTTGAGGTTGCAACCCCCGTGCCAAACCGATGCCCCGTACCCCGGTCGAGACACCCTTGATCGCGGAGGCCCGTCCTTAGCGGGCTTACGGCCTAGGACCTACCCGCTGCCCCGGTAGCTGATTTGGCACGGGGTTTGCAGTAAGGCCGGTCGACGGCCCCGCCGTATGACGTCCTTCGTCACCCCTATGACGTGCTTTGTCATACCCCGCAAGCCCGCCAAGGACGGGCCTTCGCGGACTAAGGATATGTTTCACGCACCCTGTTTCACGGCCCAACACCCGCAAGCCCGCTAAGGACGGGCCTTCGGAGATATGACGTGCTTTGTCATACCTATGACGTGCTTTGTCATACCCCGACCCAGCCCCACGACCCCTAGCCAAGGGCCGAAGGCACAGACCGGGGACTAAACGAGGAGAGGTATTCGATGTGCCCTCTTTGCCCCTCCTCTGTTCACCGCACCGGCCCGAATACCGGAACCGGGTTTGCTCGTCCCATGCCCTTTAATACCCCATCGATTAACCCCCGTGGCATATTCCCCCATAGCAGACGAGCGGAAAGCAGCGGGAAACCATTGAGGTATAGTACGACCGGATATAAGGGGGATTGGATATAAGGGGGATTGGGTATAAGGGGGATTGAATATTTAATATACATTTTATATCAAGACAATAAGAGCACGAAGTCAGGTATATACTATATTCACCACGGTATATAGGGATTTAAATACTCGTTACACGACATATTGCCACGACCTAATCCGCCATGGTAAAATGGTCTTGTGTCGAAAGCCGCATCCCACATAGAGCACCCCCCGTCGCAGTGAGTAGCCTGCTTCTCAGAGTAAGTCTCCCAAACCCAGAATCTACATAGAAGATCAACCCCGAAAAATGGCAACGTGTACAGAGAATAACTTCTCTGTACCGGCTCTGTACACGTCCGAGGCCGCGTCGTACAGGCCTTCGCGCCATTTTGTGACAGCGGTACAGCCTTTTTTCATATTTCCAGGAGAAGAAAAACAAACAACAACAACACTTCGCGATTCGTTGTCCCGTTGTACCATCTTGTACAAAACGCCGTCGGAGACGGGCCTCCGCGTGTACAGAACGTGTATAGAGCATAAATGTCGAAATATTTCGAGGCCCGTCCGACGGGCACTTGCGTGTGTACAAAGATATTTATACCTTTTGGCACGGCTCTTGCAACTACGTAACATCAAACAGGGAGCGACGCGTGGCGCACATTCACTACACATATACCTCTGCCTATCCCACTGGGTCTTCATTACACGATACCTTGACGACACTCCTCCTTTTATGTTACAATGGGTTTATGTCAAAAGACCCATCTTTCATAATCAGTCTCCCTTTACGGGTTAGGACGGGTAAGACAGAAGCTTCAAAATCGTTCATTCTAAACTTGAATAATTATCGTGGGGCACATCACATGGTGCTGTCACACGCCAAAAACAATTACCACGAGGTAGTTGAAGTGGCTTTGGATGAGGCAGGGTGGCCAGCAATCTGTACAAACACTTTTAGTGGGCCTTTTGAAGCTAGGTGGACTCTTTACCCACCTACCAGAACCCGTATGGACCTGGAAAACCCACTCCCGATAATTTCAAAGTTTACTATGGATGCATTGGTAACATTTAAAATAATACCTGATGATGATTACAAGATAATTCGTCGGGTGGTTTATGAAATAGGCAACGTTGATAAGGAGAACCCAAGGGCAACTTTGGAACTCGTACCATATGACACTTAAATCAGTTCCTAAAAAAGTAGTAGTTTTAGACTGCCCTACTAGGTTAAACATACCAGTACAAAGAGTACTGGATGGTGTTATTACAGAAAATCTTGAAGATATAGTAATTTTAGGTAAAAAGGAAGACGGTGAATATTTCTTTGCATCTAGTATACCTGATGGTGGTACTGTTCTATGGATGATGGAGAAATTAAAAAAACAACTACTGGATATCTAAGGGAACTCGTACCATATAAATAAGGTAACACAAAAGGTATTATACATGGCTACACCTAAAATAAAACCCCTTCTACCAGAAGGTAAACAAGATAACTGGTGGAATAAAAAACCTAAAGAAGAAACCTTAAGGCATTTAGAAGTTTTTGAAATCTATTATGCTATGGGCGATGCAAGGACCTTAAAAACCCTTGCGGAAATTGTTGGAATACGTTATAATACTATGGAGTTATGGTCCTCCCATTTTAAGTGGGCTGATCGGATTAAAGAGCGTGATCAAGAACTGATCAAGCGCATCCAAACTGACTTCCAGGATGAGATTTTACGTTATCGGTCTTTTTACATTGATCTTGTTAAAGGCATGATAGCAGATACTATACAGGTTGACCCTAAAACCGGTAAGCCGACCTGTAGTGTTAAACCAAATAATGTCAGTGACCTTGAAAAACTTGTCAAAATGCACCTTTCCCTTATGGGGGACAACGGTGCACCTCCTACCCCTGGTCAAGGTGGCGGGGGTAATATGACAGTTCAGATCGTGGTTCCGCAGCAGTTAGAAATGGGTAAGTGGTCAGATATGGTACGTGGCGGACAGCCGCAAGCCTTAACCTTCCCGATTGATAGGGCCATCGAAGACGCTGACAGCAAACCGGTATGAGCGAACCTTCGACGGTTACTTTAAGTCCTCAGCCGGGGCCACAAAACTGGCTTTTATCTTGTCCGATCTTTGAAATCTTTTATGGTGGTGGAACAGGGGCTGGTTCTACGTTTATTTTATTGTTATCATGGCTATCCCACGCGAACACATACGGTGAGAAGGCCAAGGGAACAATATTTAGGCGTACTAACGACGAACTGGACGAGATCATACACCTCACGAGACGGGTTTTCAGCCCCTTCGCGAAGTATGTACCACACCGTCGGCACTGGGTATTTAATAACGGGGCTATTCTCTCCTTAAGATACCTAGTACAGGGCGACAATGTTGATCGGTTTATGAACTTAGAATATAGTTGGTTGGCTATTGATAAAGTCACTGACTGGCCTTCTGAAACCCCGGTAACGAAACTCCGAGCCGCTCTTTGTTCCTCCCCTAGCCCTGTTGACAATAAACAGTTTATGTTGACAGGTAGAACTGGTGGGAAAGGACATACTTGGGCCAAGATAAGGTTTATAAACCCTGCTCCCGCTGGCATGACACCTATTCACGACCCTCTTTCAGATACCATGAGGGTTTGGATACCGGCTACTATAAAAGATAACCCGATTATTTCAGAGTCAGACCCAACTTACATCAATCGGCTAAGGGATCAGTTCCCAGAATGGCTTGTTGAGAAAATGTTGGAGGGTGATTGGGACCTCGGCGGCAGAGAAGACCAGTTAAACGACGTTCCGGAATACGGGGAATGGTTACAACAGGTCACACCGGCTTTTAAATGGGATTGGCCACACCTTCTTTTGATTCGTAAACGGCTTGGCCAGATATTTGATGGTTCTTTGAAAAAGTTAATGGTGTTCATGCCGCCTCGTCACGGCAAATCGAACGCCATAACAATCCGGTTTCCAGCGTGGTATCTGGAGAAACGGCCGACCGACAGAGTGATCGTTGGGGCTTACAACCAGACACTAGCGAATAAGTTCTCCCGGCAAACACGCAAGATTGCTATGGAACGAATCGCAATCTCAAAAGACCGTACAGCCGTTGAGGATTGGGAAACTGAGGTAGGTGGCGGACATCGAGCCGTTGGGGTCGGTGGTGGTATCACGGGGCAAGGTGGAAACCTGATCATCATTGATGACCCGGTTAAAAACCGCGAAGAAGCTAACTCCAAAGCCTACCAAGAAAAAGTATGGGATTGGTACACCGACGATTTATCTACTCGTATGGAGCCAGGGGCTGCAATCATATTAATTATGACCCGCTGGCACCAAGACGACCTTGCTGGCAGAATTCTTGCCTCTGAGGATGGGCCGAATTGGACGGTAATTAACCTCCCAGCAATTGCCGAAATGGATGAAGACGGTGGCCTTGATGAGCTTGGACGTGCAGAGGGACAGGCGCTCTGCCCCGAAAGATATGACGTCCCGGCCCTCCTTGCCATCAAGACGGTACTTGGAGCCTCTTTTCAGAGCTTGTACCAGCAGAGGCCGTCCGCAGTAGAAGGAGAAATCTGGAAGAGGACATGGTGGAAGTATTACAGGGAACTCCCGAAGGGGCCTTGTATGACCATCCACTCCTGGGATACGGCCTTCAAAGCAAAGCAAAGAAATGACCCTTGGGGTTGTTTGGTTGCTAAGGTTTACGAAAATGGTATCTACATCACATTCCGATTAAACCGGAAGATGGAGACGCCTGACGGCAAGCGCGAAATACGCAACGTAGCAGCAATGGAACCGGCCAACGCCATCCTTATCGAGGATAAAGCATCTGGACAGAATATAATCCAGGAATTAAAAAGAGAAACCACTTTACCAATCATCGCTTTTAACATCGGCACCAATGATAAGGAAGAACGAGCGAATCTGGCTACACCGACTGTTGAGGCAGGTAATGTTTATCTACCGGAAGGTGCTCCGTGGCTGGTGGATTTTTTGGATGCTATGGCTGTTTTCCCGAATGGTAAGCACGATGAAGACAGTGACTGTATGGCCCAGTTAATAATATGGGTTCAACAAAAACGACGTAGACCAGCAAGAGAAGTAACAGTACACCATATGGGGCGGTAACTTTGTTCAAAACCATCTGTTCTGAAATAACCCAAGACCCTGATTACCCTAAGCGTGCCCACGAAGTGGACATCTCTTATAGGGTCTTGGACGGTACTATATATGACCATCTCCAGTATGGATTTCATGAGGAGAAGTCACCTGCTGATGAGTATATACCCATTCGTAAGCGGCGACCCTGCATTAAATCTAATCTATGTAAGGTTGTCGTTGACGATTCTGTATCTTTGTTGTTCTCTGAGGGCCACTTCCCTGAATTAGAGTGCGGCAAAAAGGGTGAAGAGATTCGCCAGAGCCTCCACAGTGTTATGAAGGACATCAAACTCAATGAGGTAATGATCGATGCCGCCATTCGTGGTTCTGTTGGTTCTATTGCTATTCTTTTTAAGGTACTCAATAATCGTATATTTCTTGAAGTTAAAAATACGCAATTCCTCACCCCTTGCTGGGACCCCAATGAACCTGACACCCTGCAGTGTGTAACTGAGCAGTATAAGTGTAAAGGTAGTGCCTTTATAGCTGCTGGTTACAAAGGCATCGATAAGGACGAGGTGTACTGGTTTAGGCGTGATTGGGATAAAACCAAAGAAACCCATTACAAACCTCTGAAAAATACCGACTATACCGAAGGCAAACCCTTCGTTGAAGATACAGCAAAGTCTGTATCTCATGGTTTAGGTTTTACCCCAGTAATATGGATTAAGAATCTTCCCGGCAAAACCGATAATGACATCGACGGTGCTTGCACCTTTACAGCTGCCATTGATACCCAGATCGAGATAGACTACCAACTATCACAGGCTGGTCGTGGTTTGAAATATTCCAGCGACCCCACTCTAATGATCAAAGAGCCTGGATACGGTGATACAGGTACTACTCAAACCACAAAAACAGGTGGCGCGGCCAATGCTCTTATTGTCTCAGAGAATGGTGATGCAAAATTGTTGGAAATCAGTGGGTCAGCCGCCGCTGCAGTTATAGAGTACGTCAAGGCTCTCCGTGAATTAGGGTTAGAGTCCATCCATGGCAATCGAGTAAATGCTGATAAAATTTCTGCAGCACAGTCTGGTCGCGCTATGGAGATGATGAATCAGGCACTTATCTGGTTAGCCGACAAACTTCGCACCCCCTATGGTGAAGGTGCTTTGGTTGACATTATCTATATGATCATCAAAGCCTCCAACAAATTTACCCTCACCACTAAACGCGGTGATAGAATTCCCAAGATACCAACCGGTACTCAGATTTCTTTACGGTGGCCAGCTTGGTACGCACCGACTTCCACCGACTTAACCTCCACCGCTAATGCACTGGCCACTATGATTGAGGCCGGTATAATGTCACAAGAAACAGCGATTAAAACAATTGCTTCAATTTATGACGTTGAGGATGTAGTCGCTGAAAAGGCTTTAATAGACGCCGCAATAGAGGTAAAACACAAAAAGGAAGTTGAGCTAAAGGCCAAAGCACCTAAAGAAACCCCAAAAAAGTCACCTGATAAGGGACTTAACTAAAAAAGGAGAACCACCATGAAATCAATTACCAGTTTAATCGCAGTTATGATTCTCGTCATCGCGGTATCGGCTTTCGCTGTCGGTCCGGCCCCACTCAGTACTAACAAAGTAGCTATTCAGAACATCATGCCTGAACCTACCAAAAGTGCTACCCTGACCATTCCGAAAGGTAGTGCGAAAACCGTAACTATCAATACCAGAGGCCTTTCTTCAATTAGTTGGCTTGCTGATGACGGCGCAGGTACTCCTGTGGTGGTCAAACGGTCATTCAATGCAAACACAGCCGACATGCCTAAGTCCTCAGAAAACTGGTTGAAAATCCATCAGAACACCAGTTCTGTTAAATTCACTGGATACTCCAGCGGTGCTGATCGTTTTATCCACTATGACGCTGAATAAGTAACACCACTCTATAAAGGTTCAAAGGAGAAAAGGTAATGGCACTCACAGATGATGAAGAAAAGGTAATTAAACAGGAAGTCGCGGCCCTTAAACTGGAGAATGGTAAACGTCGAGTTGAAGGCAAAGAGCTTGAAGATACCATAGCTACTCTCACAGCCGACATCAATAAGTCAGCCAAAGTCATCGAGAAACTGACTGGTGAAGTTACTTCCGCCAAGGAAGAAGTTACCAAAGTCAAGACCGATTTCGATACCAAAACTGCTGAACTTGAGGCCAAGGCAAAAGAAACCTCCAAGATAGGCAAGCTTGAAGTAGCGGCCCTTAAAGAGGGGATGATTGATGTTGACGGCTTGAAATTGGCCGACACCTCCAAAATCACAGTCGACGACAAAGGCAATCTTGTCGGCACTGAGGATTTCTTTAAAGGACTTAAAGAATCCAAGGGCTACCTTTTCGGAAAAATCAATACCACTAATATTGACAAAGTACCGAAACCGGGGGATCAGACATCTGTTGACGCCAGAGAAATGAAAAAAGAAGACTACGAAGCCGCGAAAAATAGATTAATAAATAGTTAAACCACTTTAAAAAGGAGTATAATACCATGGGTATTCAGAATTTCCCGGCTGCACTGCAGCCCATCATTCAGGAAAACTTTCTCGAACGTGAGTTCGAAGACGGTCTCAGATCGCGTCTCGCTTTCCGTCAGGTCGCTGATCGTGAAGGATTCAGTATCGGCATCGGTGAAAGCATCACTAAGACCCGTACGGGCCTTAAAGCACCGGTCGAAGAGCCAACATCTGCCGCCAATACCAACAGTAACCTCGACAACGGTATGACCGCCAGCGGTTGGACTGTTGAACAGTTCTCCCTGACGATCAACCAGTACAACGACACCCAGGACCTGAACATGGTCGGCTCTCTGGTCGGTATCAAGTCCCAGTTCCTCAAAAATGCGAATGTTAATGGGGTTCAGGCCGCTCAATCCCTTGACCGTCTCGCTCGTAATGCTCTGTACGGCGCTTACCTCGGCGGCAATACCCGCGTAATTGCCACTCTCGGCGCACCGGCTGCCACCATCGCAGTTGATGACATTCGTGGTTTCCAATACGTAACTTCCAATGGTGTTCTGGTGCCGGTAAGTGCCGCCAAAACCATGGCCTGTGTCGTCGGCGGCGATGCTTACACCCTGCAGACCGCAACACCGGATGAAGTCAACGTATCTACCGCACCGCGTGGTATTTCTGGTACTCTGTTGTTCACCGGCAACGTAAGTGTTCTCGATGGCACATCTGGTATGCCGGTCGTTTCTGGTGTTGCACCGCTTGTTATCCGGCCCAATAGTCGCTTGGCTACCACTGATCTGATCAGGGGTGTTGACCTCCTGACTTATGATATGTGTCTCCAGGCCGTTGCCCGTCTTCGTGATGATTGTGTACCGGATATCAATGGTTCTTACCCCTGTTATCTGGACAACACCCACCTCCTGCAGTTGTTCGGTGATCAGCAGTTCCAGTACCTGTATCGAGGTAACCCTGACAATCAGACCCAGAAAAAAGCCGTTCTGGAAGACCTGTTGGGCCTGCGTTTTGTGCCTACCACTGAGGCCCCTCAGCAGGTCCTCAACGGCGTTGCTGTAAAACGTGCCATTATTGTTGGTCAAGGCGCACTGGTCGAAGGTGCATTTGAGGCAACCGGCTATTCAAATGTTAGCTCCGGCGACGGCCTCAAGACCATGGTTGACGGTGTTTGTATGATTACCCGTGAACCTCTGGACCGTTTGCAGCAGATCATCGCCCAGTCGTGGTACTGGATTGGTGGCTATGCTGTCCCTACGGACATCACAGCCAACACCAACATCATCCCGACTGCCAGCAATGCTTATCACCGCCGTGCCGTAGTTCTTGAGACATCGGTCCGTTAATCAAAGACAACGTATTTTATCTTGATAAGGTGGGTACTAACCTACCCACCTTATTTTCGGAGGTTTCAAAATGAATGAACCATTCCAAGTCGAAAAGGTAGTAAAAATCCATACAGGACCACTTCCCGGCCTTGAAGAAGAAAACCACGGGGGAGTGCCCAACGCGATTCGTATTACTCACCCTTTTGCATTTTACGGTGAGGACGGCCACCTCTATAAGTGGGCTGCTAATTGTGTCATCACCGATGTAGCGGAAATTGAAGAATTGATCGAACGCGGCATCCGTTATGAAGTAATTGAGGATGATCACTGATGGCTTTTACTGAACAATATAGGGTTGACATCCGTAAACATTGCGGGTTTGCTATGTTTGGTAATATAGCTACTCAAGCCTTTGGGTATCGGTATTTTCAACACTACGGCACTCTTGAGTTCAGAGTAAGTAACGCCTCCGTTGAAGAAGAAGCAATAATCACCAAGTATGTTGACACCCTTAATGTGCTTGAAGATGCTATAGTCGGCTCCAGTGACAACCTTGACACCAACAAAGCCGCCGTATGGGATCACAATCCTCGTGAGGTAGCTAATAGAGAGGGTCTTTATCTATCTTTCCGTCTTAAATTGTGTGCTTTTCTTGGTATATCTCCCGGCCCCGGTATCAAAACTGGTGGTAATATTATCATATGAATGGTGATAAGTTACAGTCAAAAATATATAAGGGGTACGCCACAGCTGCTAAACGCGTCGGTGTTTCTTTTAGACTGCACCGACCTACGTTATTTAATGAGGTAATTAGTCAAGATACAATGGTTGAAGAAGAATTATTTGTTGCATTAAGCCAGGACAAATTTTTCGTTAACCCGTCTAAATACGGCAATGCCGTGTGGCAGGGCTTACTTGACGGTACATTGACTAGAGTATTCGACTACATCCAGAACAATAAGGGCGAAACTTACTTCATCAACTCGATGCCACAAATTGTTCCGATTCAGTTAGTAGAGTGCAATACTATACTGGATGTAGTGAGGCCGTCACAAGAGGTATCTATCGGCGTCTCATCTTATTCAGGCAATACAGCTGTTTCAGAAGATTCATTAATGGTGGGATGGCCAGCTAGCTCTTTGAACGGTACTAAATGGGAACGCAATATGGTGGGACTGCCGGGGGATGAACGCATGCCTTGGATGATTGTCCTATTACCGTTATTCCCCGGTGTCATCATCAGAACCAGTGACATCTTAATCGATGGGTTTAAACAAAGATGGTCCGTATCTTCCGCTGAACTTAGTGGGTTTGGTTGGAGACTTACTGCCGGTCTTAATACAGCGTAATAAGAGGTAGTAAATGGCTGACCTATCAGAAGTATTAATGAGTTTAGCAGAGGTGATTGGGGCTATTATCTACCCTGATGGGGTTGAAGCCCCCTCTATGATAGGTAGGAGTGTGAGAATTTACCCAGGCTGGCCGATGCCGGAGCAACTGGATAAAGACTTAAAATCGGGGTATCTACACATCAGCATTTTTCCTTTACCAGAAGAAAGAAACATCACTAAAGGTTTAATGCCTAAAGAGTATACCATTAACACTACCGACACCACAGGTACTACTCTAAAGGATGTTAAAAGGCAAGAACAAATTTTAATGGTTACAGAGTGGGCTAACAGTCCGGCTGATCGTGATATGATCAACAAATTGATTGAGCCGAAATTAGCTGATACCTACAGATTCACTCTACCTGATGATACAGTGTGTATGATGAGGTACAGAGATTCTAGAACCATCGACAACTTACAAAAATCAGGGGTGTACCGCAAAGACTTGATTTTCATAGTGGACTACTCCACCACTTTAGTAACCACTGACTACGTAATAAAAGACTCCAGTTTAAGTATGACTATAGTACCAAACATACCATAATAAGGAGCAACCATCAATGAACAGTGACCAGTTTGAACCCACGGATGATCAACCTGAATTTCTAGGTGACCATTTTGATACCCGTCCACCTCTCATTGAGGATAAATGTGACCACAGATTAGTAGTTATAGTGCCGTTCTGTGGCTACAGTAAGGGGGATGTAATCACAGACTGTGACCAGATCACAGAGATCACGGCCTCGGCACACGCAAATAAAGTACACAAAATCCACAAGGAGGGTAGATAACCATGCCGGTTTTCCAAGAAGGAAGTATCAATACCACAGCACTTTTAGTACCCGATCTTTATGTTCAGATCGTACCGCCATCTGTATCCCTGATGAATGGGGTCCCCACAAACGGCCTCGGCTTAGTAGGTACGGCACCATGGGGTCCGGTTGATTCCCCCGTTGTTGTTGCTAATATGTCGGACTACGCCAAGGCATTCGGACCTATTAAAAATCGCAAACACGACCTCGGCACCATCACAGCCGCCTCAGTTATTCAAGGTGCATCAAACATGAGATGTGTTCGTGTCACTGACGGCACTGATGCAGCTGCGACTGGTGTCGTTACCGCACCTGCAGAAAGCACTGCTGCTGCCATTGTTGCCGCTATCAATAATGGCATGTCCAGCCTGAGGGGCATTTCCCAATTCGTAGTGGCCTCCAACATCATCGGTGATGTGACTTTAACGGCGTTGTACACCGGCACTCTCGGCAACAGCATTCAGGTGGGCATCGGCCCCGGTAGCAAAGCCGACACCACCAAGGTCACTATATCACTGCCGGGGCAGGTCCCTGAGGTGTTTGATAACATCGGTGTTGCAGCTGCCGTTGCTGCTACAGTTACATTAACTGGAGGTACTGATGGCGTTGCAACCATCACATCCACTGTTCTTGTCGGTTCTGATGTTATACCCCGTAAAGGTATGTACGCCCTAAGAAACACTGCGGTTTCTGTAGCGGCTTTGGCCGATGCTGATGACCCTGATGAATTTTCGCTGCAGGTGGCTTACGGTTTAAGTGAGGGTACTTACATGGTTCTCACTGGTCCGGCTGGTGAGACTATCGCTGGGGCCATTGCTGCCAAAAATTCAGCTGGGGTTGATAGTTACATCGCTAAACTCATGCTGGGCGATTGGTGTAACTTCAATGACACCGTCAACGGTGTCACCAGACTGATATCCCCTCAGGGTTTTATGGCTGGTCGTTTGTCTAATTTGTCACCCGAACAATCCAGTCTCAATAAGCAAGTTTACGGTATTGTTTCGACCCAAAGTACGGCCGCCAATAAAATCTACTCCAACGCTGAACTGTCACAATTAGCCGCTGCTGGTATTGATGTTATCACCAATCCAGCCCCCGGTGGTAATTACTTCGCCGCCCGTATTGGTCACAACACCAGCACCGATGCAGTGGTCAACGGCGATAATTATACCCGCATGACCAACTACATCGCCTATACCCTCAATGCCGGTATGGGTAAATTTGTTGGCCGGTTACAGACCGTTTCGGAACGCCGTGAGGCCAAAAACACCATCGAGTCATTTCTCGCCGCTATGGAAACCGACGGCATGATCGGTGCCGTAAATGGTGGCCCAGGTTTTCAGGTAATTTTGGGTGCATCCAATAATCCCATGAGCAGGGTAGCCCTCGGTTATCAACAGTGTGATGTCAAAGTGGTCTATTTGAGCATTGTTGAGAAATTTATTGTCAATGTTGAAGGCGGTACTAGTGTTAGTGTCACCACCGTTTCCACACAACCAGCCTAAAGGAGGACATAATTCATGCCTGTTAACGGTTTTACTATTGGTCGCGACGTATCACTGGTAATCAATTCCCCTGAGGGTATCCAGAGGTTTTCATTAATTACCGGTTTCAGCTCCAAACCCATGACCACGGACGCAAAGGTCAAGGGCCTGGACGGTATTACCCGTCACGTTATTTTTTATGATGGGTGGCAGGGCAATTTTGACTTGGATCGCCAAGATGACACTCTTGAGGCATACTGGGCCAAGTTGGAAGACGATTTCTATAGCGGTATGGCTCAAGTAGCCGCCACTATCACCGAAACCATCGCAGAAGTCGATGGGTCAGTGTCACAGTATCGTTACGACGGAGTTATCTTCAAGTTGGAAGACGCTGGGGATAAAAAAGGTGATAAGACCGTAGCCCAGAAACTCAGTTTTGTTTGTTCACGTCGTATTAAGGTTTCCTAGACCAACCCCCGAAGGCCATGATCGGCAGGTCATGGCCTTTTTAATTAACCTATAAACCGGAGGAAACAATGTCAGAAAATGTGAAAGAATTAATCAAGAGAGCAGAGAAAACACATGAAATAATCGATGATCTGGGCCGTATTATCACTTTACGTAAACCGGGAATGTTGGCCCAGTACCGATTCGTTGAAATGCTTGGCAGATCAGCCGACAGCGAATCATTCATGAACATGACCATGCCGCTTCGGTACGTAATCGGTATCGACGATGATGATAAAGTAGCCTGTGGAACCAGACGTGAGTTGGATGCGTTGATTCAGCGCCTTGGTGAGGAGGGTGTTACCGCTGTCATGAAAGGCGTAAATGAACAATTTGCCCCTGCCTCTGCGGAGGAAGAAAAATCTGAATTAAAAAAATAGTAACCAACCCGGTATTAAGGGAGTGCCTTTGGTTGGTGAGAAATAACGTAAGTGAAGAGTTGACCTTCTCCCTTGATGATATAACCAGAACCGCATGGGCTATAATTTTTTCAGAGCTTGAAGGCAACGTATTCGATTGGCATAACATGAAATTTAAGGAGCCAGAAGACTGATGGATTTCAACAGCGCAGGACAATTTGCCGATTTTCTATCCATGGTGATAGTACCCAATGTGCCCTCTGCTACTCGCAAGGGATTACGTGGAGTCGGAGAAGCTGTTGTTAAAGGAGCCAAGAAAAAATTTGGTATCTATCAGAAATCAGTATATTCTTTCCCGGCATGGGCTGAGTTAGCACCCAGGACCCTACTGGATAATCCGGCCAACACCCCATTATTACGTACTGGCAAAACTAAAGAATCCATCGGGTTTGAAGTTAATGGTGATGATGTGGTGGTAGGGTCCAGTGAGCCGACCATGATCTACCACGAGTTAGGTACTTCAACTGAACCACCTAGGCCAGTATTAGGGCCAGCGATGTATGAAGCACGTCAAATGATAAGGGACATCATGGGCAAGGCCACGGTTTTGGCCATTGCCCCCCACATGAAACTAGAAAAAGTGGCGGGATTTAAACGTACAGGTCCCAGATTAGCCAGTACTGTTTGGGACCAGTATAGACCGGACGGGGGCAATTAATGTTTGAAGCGTATAGAGTAGGTATACGCCTTTCGCTGGTGAATGGTGTAACATCCGGTTTGATATCTATCATATCAAAATTTGGGGTTTTGCACGGTGACGCTACTAAACTCCAAAAAACACTAGGTGAAATAAAAGTCCTTGGCGCTGCCGGTGGGGTGATGGCCGGTGCTGGCTTTATGGGGCTAGGGTTAATCTCCAAAACCATAAAACCAGCATCGGAGTACGCCCACCAATTGGTGTTGATGAACTCAGCCGGAATGAAACATCTTGAGATTGTTGAAGCCACTAAAGCGGCTTGGGCAGCAACTAAGATTGTACCTACTTCCAGTGTATCTGAAAATCTTGAGGCCGTACGTGACCTCAGGATGGTATTCGGTGATACTGCTCATGCCACACAGTTTATGCCCACCCTACAAAAAATCCAAGGTGTTCTTAGTAACGTAAGGCACGGTGTTGGGGAAGGCGGGGCCAAACAAGAAGCATATGAATTAGCTAAAGCCCTAGAAATGAAAGGAGCTGTCAAAACCCCAACCCAATTCGAAGGTCAAGCCGACCTCATGACCAAGGCTTTAATATCCGCTGGCGGTAAAGTAAGGGCCACTGACTTTCTCTCTGCTTTCAAGTATGGCCGTGCTGCCACCTCAGGGTGGAATGACGAGTTTGCCTATAAAATTCTTCCTACATTGATTCAAGAAATGAAGGGCGGTGGTGGCAGTGCCACTGGTGGCCCAGGTTCAGCGTTAATGTCAATGTATGCTGCTGTAGTTGGCGGTGTAATATCACAACGTGCTTTGGGACTGTGGCAACAGTTAGGACTAGTGGACCCGAAAAAAGTAGTATGGTCTAAGGACGGCCATGTTAAAGGTGTATTACCGGGAGGTATTAAAGGTAGTGATATCATGCAGGAGAATCCGCGTGAATTCATTAGGCAAGTGGTTCAGCCTGCTTTAATGACCCACGGATATACCTCCGAAAAACAACAAAAAGAGGCATACCAATACCTATTTCCTAACCGTACCGCTGGGTTTGTTGCTACTCAGTTCGGTCTACAGGACTGGAAATTTGAACGAGACAAAAAACTGATCGAAGGTGCTCAGGGCCTCAGTGGCTATTCTGAAATGATGAAGAACGACCCTATAATGGCCCAGATGGCCTTACAGAAACAGTGGAATAGTTTACTGGCGATACTAGGATTCCAGATCATGCCACCATTTATCAGCGGATTACAATCTTTAATAAGTACAATTAGGTCAGCTTCTAACTTTTTCAAGGACCATAGTACACTTGCCAAAACATTAGCGTATGGGTTTACAGGACTATCAGCGGCCATGGCTTTTGGTGGAACGGTTATACTTCTCACTGCTGCATTTAAGGGGCTGGGACTGTTTATGCCTATATTCACCAACCTAGGGAGAATGGCCATCCCCCTGTTAGTTGGCTCATTAGTAGGCAAATTGGGGCTTGTTGCAGCTGTAGGCGCAGCTAGTTATGCTATTGGTACTATGGCTAACGACATGATCAATAAATTTGTTAAATGGATGACCAAAGGTAAAGAGGATTCATTAGGTGGCTGGTTGGCCGGTTTAGTTGACCGCAATAGACCTGACCAACTGGGATGGAAAGGTAATACATTTGTAGGTATCGAAAAGAATCCAATGTGGAACCCAAATACACAAGGGTCGACACCACAGTTCATTACTAAAAATACTGCTTATAACAACCCATCCAGTATCGATAGTAGAGCTTTTAGTAGTTCATCAAATACCACTAAAAATACTGCTTATAGTAACCCGTCCAGTATCGACAGTAGAGCTTTTAGTAATGTCATGAGTTCTCCGGTTACTAATAGTCTATTAAATACCTCATTAACAAACAGTTTAATCAACAACAATAGTCACACTAACCTACTGGATAATGATGTTATCAATACTATAAACAACAATCGCAATACGGACAGCAGTGCTGTTAGTACCGTTAACCATAATCGTAATATAGCTAATAAAAATACTAACCAATCTATCAACCCACGTATTGAGAGTATTAAACCACGTATCACTAATAAGACCATCCAAGTCAACTCTTCTATTAACCTGGATGGCCGCAAAATTGCCTCTGTTGTCACCAATCACCAAGCCTCTGAAATGGAACAGCCGCACAGTGGCTTAGGTGGCATGTTCGATCGTATGATGTCACCAGTTCCGGTGGGTTACTGATATGGGTGGAATATCTAATTTAATAGAATCCATGAAAAATATAGGGTCCAAAGGCATGGGAAAGACCCCGCCCAAATTAATCGGGGACAAAGGCAACAAACCCAAATATGCCCCTAATATACCCCTACCTCCAGTACATTTAGTATTAGGGGACTACACGTTCACACGCTTTGAGATACCTGAAAAAATCAACCAAGGTGGCGACCAAAAATTAGTGATCCATGAGTTAGTTGGTGGTGACCGCGTTATTGATGAGATGGGCGGGCAATATGACCCTTTAACATGGTCTGGCATGTTCCTTGGTGAAGATGCACTTGACCATGCTAAGTACATAAATCATCTCAGAAAACAGGGTAAGCCCCTTACACTGAAATGGTCTGAAATGGAATACAGTGTAATAATTCACAGATTTGCATATGACTTCATGCAGTCGTACCGTATACCCTATTCTATCACATGTGAAGTCATCACAGACCTATCTACCCAAGTAACGTATGTAGTAATAGATGTTGATCAAGCATTAAAGGATGACATGGGCACAGTGGCAACAGCTTCTACATCTTTATTGTCCGACCCTACTACTAATATAGCTAAAGTGAAAAGCAATGTTGATAAACTAAAAGACGCTTTTAATAAAACTAGGTCATTTGTTAGGTCCACTCAAAAAACCATCAAAGAGACTAAGGCTTTAATAGTAGATGCACAAAAAGAGGTGACTCAAGCTATAGCCACTGTAAATAATACGCTACAAGGTATTACTACTTTAGGCGGTGTACTGCCCAACAATTCCGTATCCAAAAATGTAGCCAAGTTAGGCAATACAGCCAAAAATACCAACAATGCCATTCAGTTGATGAATTTGAAACACACATTGGGTAATATGAATAAGACCATAAGTACCATAAAGGTCAATAAATAATGGTATCAGAATCTAGACAGCCCCGTGCTATAGTCATGATCAATGACATCCGTGTAGCGTGGATAGATATAGAGGTCAATAACAACGCGTATTATCAGGCCGACTCATTTAGGGTGACTATCCCTATAAAAGATCAGCCATCTAAAATAGACCGTGCGTGGTGGGCCAGTCAAGATATGATGGAAGTTGAAATATACACAGGGCTGCCACCAGATGCGGACAAGTACAGTACCAGTGATCTAGATTTGCTAATATCAGCTAGAGTAGATAATTGCCCCCATGAGATGGTGTCTGATGTTATAGTATTAACAGGCAGAGATTACACAGCAGACCTAATTGACACAAAAACATCTGATAAGTGGCCCATGAAAACAGCCAGTGCCATAGCTATAGCTATAGCCAATAAATACGAGTTAACTGCTGGATTTGTTACACCGACAAAAACCAAAGTAGGTACTTACTACGACCATGATCATGCTAAATTACAGATGGACATGAGTGAATGGGATTTATTGGTGTGGTTGGCGTCTGCAGAAGGATTTCAAATATACGTAGAAGGCAAGAATTTACATTTTGAGCCAAGGCCTACTGAACCACCCATATATAAAATAATCTGGGCGGATGCCACCGCTAATTCTATTAAAAAATTCAATGGCACGTCTTTAACCTTTGATAGAAACTTAACATTGGCCAAGGACGTTATCGTACATGTTAAAAGCTGGAATCAAAAACAAAAAAAGGGATTTATCAAATCAGTCAAGGCCCCTAGAACTAAAGACAAAACCGCTAGGGGATATAGAATAGGTAAGCCCCAAGAATTTTCATATAGTATACCAAATCTGACTCCTGAGCAAGCTTTGCAAATGGCGTGGTCTAAATTGGTTGAGATATCTAGACATCAATTAAGTATGACGGCTGTGGGTATACCTGCTGTAGGTAATGGTATACTGTCCACTAGACACATCATCGAGGTGACCGGTACAGGGGCATATGACCAAAGCTACATGCCTGATTCCATCACGCGTAAAATATCGATAAGAGATGGATACACTATGGATGTAGTGGCCAAAAACCACGATGTCAACAGTGTTATCCCTATAAGTGCAGGAGGTACATAATTGAGACGCGTTATCAACCAAATGAAGATGCACGGCCAAATGGTGGCCAATACCAACAACGTTCCCAATAAATTCGGGATTGTTAGTGGTTATGACCCGGATAATTATTGTTGCAAAGTGTTATTAAAACCAGAGGATACCATGACTGGGTGGTTGCCTATTGCCTCACCTTGGGTTGGCAGCAATTGGGGTCTATTTATGCCACCGTCTATCGGGGATGTTGTTGATGTTAATTTCCAAGAAGGCAGTCAGGATGCTGGTTACGTATCAACTAGATTTTTTGATAACGAGTCAAGACCTGTACACTGCGAATCAGGGGTATTCTATTTAATACACAAATCAGGGTCATCCATCAAATTCAATAATGATGGGTCTGCGGATTTTATTACAGACAGTGATTTAAGGGCGATTGTGGGTGGAAACTTAACAGCAGATATTGTGGGTAAGGCCACTGTCACGGCCAATTTAGTGGACATTGACGGCGGTGGCCCACTATCAGGATGTATTAATGGTCTGAGTATGTGCCACTTTACGGGCAACCCAATGGCAGATGTATCAGCTACCGTGAAAGTGAGTAAATAAATGGCAATAGATTCAGCAACATTATCCACACTAATAAAAAATAACCTGACTGCTCAGGGGTTCGATTTAACTAATGAGTTTTGTTTTGCGTCAAAATTGGCGGATTCTGTTGCCGCTGCTGTTGTTACTCATCTACAGACTGACAGTATATTAGTAGCGACGACAATAGATGAACATGGCGCTATTGTGACTGGGAAGGTAGGGTGATATTATGGATATAGACCATTATTTTAGTGGTGATATTGGTATATCGATTGAAGGTGATATATCATTAGCCAACGAACTCACCACATCACAACAAAGAATAATCCGCAGAGTGTTGACCAACCCAGGTGATTACCCATCTGACCCTACTTACGGAGCAGGGGCAGGTAAGTATGTAGGTGTTGCCACTATGCTGTTGGGTTCACTGAAGTCACTTATAGCTGGCCAAGTATTACGTGAGCCGTCAGTATCACCAGTGCCTACACCGACAGTACTATTAAAATCAGATAGTACTGTACTGCATATCACCATCAAGTATGTCGATACACTTAGCCAATCCACACAGACGTTGATTTTCGACACTGGGGTATAAACTATGATAATTCTTGATTTTGCTACTTTGGTACGTAACCAAATAACCACCATACAATCCACGGTCAATGGTGTGTTTAATTTCGCAATAGGGTCCACAATCCGCGCTATTGTGGAAAGTAACTCTACTGTAACTATGTATCTGTCTAATTTGGTGTTAGAATTGTTATCCATCACACGGGCCAGTACCAGTACAGGTGCTGACCTAGATAGCTGGATGAATGACTTCGGACTTACTCGCATAAATGCCGCATATGCCACTGGGACAGTAGCATCTTTCGCTAGGTTCACTCCAACATCTATAGCCACTGTCCCTGTGGGCACTACAATTGAAAATACTGATGGTAGTCAGACATATATAGTCATCATCAATATAGATAATCCTAATTATAACCCTATAGAAAACGCATATGTATTGCCGGAAGGTACATCTAGCATATTGGTGCCTATAACAGCTGTAATACCTGGGACCGGGGCTAACGCTAGTATCGGTAGTATAAATGTGCTCACCCAAACTATAATAGGGGTGGATACCGTCACTAATACATATGAACTCAGTAACGGTGAAGATGAAGAGGACGATGAGGCATTCAGAGTACGGTTTATCAATTATATCTCTTCTTTGGCCAGAGCCACCAAAGATGCTGTGTTGTACGCTGTACTGTCCGCTGGATTAAATATAACATGCATTGTGGTTGAGAACTACAGCTATTCAGGCGATGTAAGTACCGGTTATTTTTATGTTGTAGTGGACGACGGTACAGGATACCCACCAACCGAACTGCTTGACCTTATTAGTACTAAAATAGATGCTGTACGCCCTCTTGGGTCCGCCTTTGCGGTATATGCCCCTATAGTGGTCATAGCGGATGTTGTAGCTACTGTAACTGTATCGGGGCCTGACGGTGCTGCCATAAGGGCCGATGTAGTAATTGCAGTAACCAATTTTTTGAATTCATTGGAATTAGACGAGCCGTGTCCGTATACTGTACTGGCACAGATAATATACAATGTATCCCCACTAATAACCAACGTAACTGGGGTACTACTTAATTCAGGGGTATTAGACCTGACCACAACAAATCACGAAGTTATAAAGGCCGGTACAGTGGGCATAGACTAATAAACGGAGGTGTAGTATGATGAAATTATGGGTTATTGGGGTTGTGGTTTTATTGTCGAGTATAAGTTTTGCTGCGGCTGTGAAAGTATCGGACATGCCACAGGCCACTGTGGTGACAAGTGTAGACCTTGTTAATATAGTACAAGGAGGCGTCAACAAAAAGGCAAACACCGCACAGTTAACAGATGCATTAAGTGCTGTTGACATACTTAACAAAGTAAAGTCAGTGGACGGTGTTGGGTCTGGTTTAGATGCGGATACTTTGGGCGGCATGTATCCAGCTGCTTATGCCACTGCCGCGCAAGGTATATTAGCTACAAATGCGGAACCGTTTGTCTCGCCGGGGACTACCGCTCAATATCGAAGAGGGGATAAAACATGGGCCACCACACCTACTACCTTACCGGCAAGTGATGTATACACATGGGCTAAATCAGCTACGAAACCAAGTTATACCAAGAGTGAAGTCGGTCTTTCCAGTGTTGATAATACCGCTGATACGGCGAAGCCAGTATCTACGGCACAGCAGACAGCTTTGAACTTGAAGGCCAACCTCGCAAGTCCTACTTTTACAGGAACTGTCGGTGGTGTAACTAAAAGTATGGTCGGCCTTTCCAGTGTTGATAATACCGCTGATACGGCGAAGCCAGTATCTACGGCACAGCAGACAGCTTTGAACTTGAAGGCCAACCTCGCAAGTCCTACTTTTACAGGAACTGTCGGTGGTGTAACTAAAAGTATGGTCGGCCTTTCCAGTGTTGATAATACCGCTGATACGGCGAAGCCAGTATCTACGGCACAGCAGACAGCTTTGAACTTGAAGGCCAACCTCGCAAGTCCTACTTTTACAGGAACTGTCGGTGGTGTAACTAAAA